TGGAGAACGTCGTTGGTTACAAAATAACGAACTTCACAGAACAGATGGACCAGCCATTGAATACCCAAACGGAGACCGTTATTGGTATTTAGATGGCAAAAAGCATAGAACAGATGGACCAGCTGTTGAACTTGCTAACGGGGATCGATCTTGGTTTTTAAACAATAGAAGATATTCATTTGAAAAATATATAGATCGACTCTATAAAAATGATTCTCCTAAAAAGACACATTTTATATTAAAATGGGCAGTCAATGAAAAATGGACTTGTGATAGAAGAAGATGGACCGGCCGTTGAATATCCAAATGGAGATCATTCTTGGTATATAAATGATACAGGGTATTCATTTGAAGAATACGTGAATAAGATCTATCTAGATGATTGTCCCAAGAAAACATTGCTTATCTTAAAATGGAGTAGTCGATGAAATATATCTGTTCCGAATGTAAAAACGAACAAGAACAAACACAATTCTGTTGTATGGTATGTGGCTCAAAAGAAACAACAAAAGTTCCAAGTAGAAAAGATATAATATTTGCTCCGTTTCAATTTGTCTTCATGATATTATATATCTTTATAGTTGGTATTGTTTTAAGACGAAATATAAAATAATTCAGTTGACATAATTCTATAAGATGTTATTATAAATAAATAAGCAAAAGTTTAATGATTAAAAATTTAATGTCTGGGCTTGGCGGAATTGGTAGACGCATGAGACTTAAAATCTCAAGGCCATGTGCTGTGGGGGTTCGAGTCCCCCAGCCCGGACCAACATAAGGTCTATTATGATTGTTAATAAATGCGGGGATTGTGCTAAACGATTCTTCATGTATGGTAGTGGTTATAAATGCGGTCTTTTAGAATTAGGTTATAAGAACATTAATTCTAAATATAAATATCCAACTTCTAAATATAAAAAAGGCATCAGTATAGCATTATCGCATCCAGCTTGTTCAGAATGGATATTTGATCAAGAAGGAAAATTAAGACTAGTTAACGACACCGATATAGGATAATTAAATGTACGATAAAGAAACATATTTTATTCCAGTAAATAGAAAAGAAAACCAAACTTGTCCAAAATGTAAAAGTTATCATTACCATGAATACATTGGTTTTGAAAAATGTGAATCCTGTGGATATTATGTAGATTATCATCGAGGTACTTACAGTGAATGATAAATATTCAGTAAGGAAAAATAATGGATGGATTTAGTGTATCAATATTGATCGCTGCATTTAGTATGTGGCTTGGATTAAATCATCCAGAATTTAAAGGAGTTACTCCTCCTCCAGTCGAAGTAAAATTCCATTCATATACAGAACTTTGTTATCTTTATTTTGGAGAAAACTGTAACCCAGGAATAGGACCGGTTGCAGAAGCTCTTTATTTAAATGATACAATTTATCTTCCAGACGTGTGTAATTACAATAAAGACATATATTGTCAATCTTTAATACTACATGAATTGGTTCATCATTTTCAAATATATTCAGAAATTGACTATGCTGCTAAATGTCCTACCAATTCCAAGGCTCCTAGAGAACTAGAGGCTTATATGATACAAAAGAAGTGGTTGGAAGAACAAGGTGTTAATCCTTGGTTATATATTGACGGAATGGCTGTTAGTAGTGCTGGATCTTGTAAATAAGTCCTCGTAGCTCAACTGGATAGAGCATTGCCCTCCGAAGGCAAAGGTTGCAGGTTCAAGTCCTGCCGGAGACACCAATCTTAGTTACTAGTTTGCAAAGGTGAAAGTACAATGCTTTCACCTTTTTTTGTCTTTACTTTTTTTGGTATTATTATTATAATAATAATGTAGAATTTTTACACAATCAAGGAGACTCAAAGTGAAGAAGATTACTTCTACCATTGGAGCACTAGGTTTGCTTGCAGTGATGGGAAATGCAGTATCAGCTGCTGACTATGTTAACAGTCCTCCTTTGCGGAACGTGGTGAACACTTCTGTTTCCGACTGTCGTTCTCAGTCAACATTGAAGGTTCCTATGATTGCATGGGGCGGAGATATTCCTACGCTTGTTGCAAATGGTAACTCTCTTAACACTGAATCAGACAGTTTGTTTGAGCTAGTTAATATCAATGCAAACTTGACACGAAAAGATGTTTTTAGTGAACAAGTGTCAGATTATCTTTCTTGTACCAGCCCTTTTCTACGTGGTACACAAGGTATGTTGAACATGGCTGCTGACTTGACCGAAACAGATCCTCGAACTAAGATGATTGCAATCTATCAGTTGAGTTGGTCAAATGGTGGTGATGCACTTGTTGTTAAGGGAGGGATCAAATCTCCTGCAGACCTCAAAGGCAAAACAATTGCATTGCAAGCATATGGTCCGCACGTCGAATATCTTACTACTATTCTAGATGACGCTAAACTATCTGTAAATGATGTTACGATTAAATGGACTAAAGAACTAACAGGAGAAAGCTCATCTCCTCCTAGTGCGTTTGCAGAAGACAGTGAAATTGATGCTGCATTTATGATTATTCCTGATGCACTTGCTATGACTTCAGGTGGCACTGTTGGTACGGGCGCCGAAGGATCTGTAAGTGGTGCTCGAATTATGTTGAGTACTAAAACTCTAAACCGACTAATTTCTGATGTTTATGTTGTACGCAAAGATTATTTTGATGCAAACAAGGAACAGGTACAAAATTTCGTACATGGGCTTATGCTTGCTGAAGAATCAACCCGTGAAACATTGAAGGTTGGTGGAACACCAGCAGACACTATATATGCAACAGCTAGTAAACACCTACTTGGTGTAACTGGAGACATTGCAGGTGCAACTGGTCTTTGGCTTGATGCAGAAACAACAGGGTTCCGTGGTAACACAAAGTGGGTTAGTGCAACAGAACCTCGATCATGGCTTGGAGTTAATAACGATACACAACCAATGCTAGTTAATCTTGGATTGATGTCAAAGACATACACTTTGGCACATGCTGGTTGGGATTACGATGTCTTTAAAGATGGACTTAATGATACAGCAGGGGTTGAAAAACCTAAATTTAACGAAGCTGAACTTGACAGGACCATTGACAAGATGGACAAGACTGGACAACTAAGTGATGCTTCTTTGTTTGAGTTTCAGATCTACTTTGAACCCAATCAAACAAACTTCGACCCTCTAAAGTATGAAGATGACTTCAAGCGAGTTATTGGTCTTGCTTCTAAGTATGGTGGTGCTGTTATTACAATTGAAGGTCATTCAGATCCATTGGGTTATCTAAAGAAGCAACAGGATGGTGAGTCTCAATTGGTTCTCAAACGTGCACGACAAGCAGCTCGTAACTTGAGCATGTCACGGTCAATTGCCGTGCAGGATAGTGTTATTAGGTATGCTAATTCACTTGGTATTAATATGGATCCTTCACAGTTTGCAACTCTTGGAAAGGGGATCAATGATCCTTCTACCGGCAATACCTGTAATGGTCCGTGTGCTCCAAAGACTGAGAGTGAATGGAAGAGCAACATGAGAGTTGTATTCCGTATTGTTCGAGTTGAGGCTGAAGAATCAGTCTTTACTCCATTGAACTAACAAGTCTCAAGAAAGGAGATATACAATGAAGGAAATATTTAGTATTGTGGCAGCAGCTACTCTAATGCTTGTTCTTGGTGCTTGTAATGAAGAGAATATTGTGGTACAGGAACAGACCTCTAAGACGTTTGAGAATTGGCCGCCAATTTCAGAAAATGCTTCTGTATTAGCAGATGATTATTTTCAAGAGAATTTGGTTTTGATCTTGGATATGTCAGGAAGTATGTCAGAAGCAACGTGTAATGACACGTCAATTAGCAAGGACCTTGCCAGCAAGAAAGCAATTGACGAGTTTATTAATTTTGTGCCTGATGATATGGCTATTGGATTTGTTGTGTTTGAGAACGGGATTAGTACTGTTCGAACACCCCTAGGATTACAAAACCAAAACAACATTAGACAAGTTCTAAATAGAGTTGGACCCGACGGAGGAACACCACTAGGCGGGGCAGTACACGAAGCATATCAAATGTTGCTTTCACAAGCACAGGCTCAGAGAGGATATGGTAATTATCGTATCCTCATTGTAACAGATGGTGCTGCTGGTGATGCTAGTGTGTTACGGAATAACATTAACTTCATAGCAGTGAATACTCCAATTGAAGTATTCACTGCAGGATTTTGTATAGATAAAGGTCATACTCTTTATCAACCAGGACTTGTTGAATTCCGTACAGCAGGTAATATTGTCGAACTTAAGGAAAGCATGAAGGCAGTCCTTGCTGAAAGTGCAAACTTTGATCAACCGTTGACTTTCACAAAATAACGTGTTAAACTAGGGGAGTTAATAAAAACTCCCCTAGTAACATATAGGAGCAATCATGTCATTGAGAGAACAAAAATTTGTCCTGCGTCCAATTAATTTCTTTGGCGCAATGTTGATTGGTGCAACAGTGCTTTCGGGTATGTATATGCACTCAATTGGTAGTGCCAATGAAGACTATGAGTTTACCCTTAATTTTAGTAGAGGTACTTCAGTTGATCCTCGTGACATGCCAAAGATTGAAATCATTGCAGATTTGGCATCTACAAACGCAGCATATACTATTGTAGTAACTGGACACACGGGCACAAGCGGCGACAGCGCGGCTAACGTTGAGTTAAGCAAGCGTCGCGCAAGTGCAATAGAAGCTCTATTGCTCAAAGCGGGTGTTAATAACAAAATTAAAACAATTGGAGTTGGTGGAGATAAGCCACTTAATAAAAGCAACGGCGAATCCAATCGTGACTTCCAGTCTCGATTGAGTCGTGCAGTAGTTAGTGTGGAGAGTGATCTATGATTGGACATAGTTGGCCTGCATTAGAAGAGAATGTATCCTGGAAAAATTGGAACCCTGGGCTTGATAATGATCACCTAACCCTTGGTGAAGTTCTTGATACGTTGCCTGCTAGTAACCCATCAGACATTCCATTTATAGTTAGGTTGTTTGAAAATCCTAATCCTCCCATAAGATTTCCAGAATTGTTCCCTTTGCCTGGTGCAATTAATCTAGAACGACATGATGCAATTCATTGCTTGTTAGGAAGAGGATTGCTTCCTCAAGATGAAGCATTTGTAATTGGATTTACAATGGGAGCAACAAGGAATTGTATGCCTTGGCATTTTTCATTCTTCCGTTTCATTGGCAAATATTTATATCCTAAATTCTACAAATTTAGCAACGAAGATTTGTTAGCATTGGATTTAGGTTACAATAAAGGTAAGGAATCTCTTGCGTCAGATTTAGGACATTTTCCTTTTGAAAGATTTAGAGATTTTACTCTAAAACAGTTGCGAGACCGACTTGGTATAAGCCGTCAAAAACTTTATGCAGTCTATCGAGTTGAAAAAATGATGCTTCCTCATACTAAAGAATCAGGAAGACTTGATTATGAATGGATGAATACTGATCCGAGTTATACTAAATCTACGGAGGTTAAAAATGCCTAACATTTATCGACTAGGCGCTGGAGTTATGGGATTGTTTTTAGGACTGGTTCTTTTTTCTTTTATGAACTCTCCTGATTTCTTTCCTTATGCTGATACAGTCTTTCCAATTATTCAGGCAATACTACTCAGCATTGGAATGTTTTTAATGATGCCGCGACAACTTACTGTTACCGAAATGTTAATGAGAGAATTTTCTGGAACAAAGGTAAGCAAGGAAGAACTAGAAAATGTAATTTCAGTTGGTATGGAAAGAGTTGAAAAACTTCTTGAAATTAGTCAGCAAATTGAAGATCCTGGTGTCTCGCTTAAAATTGAAAAGATTGCAAGAGTTGCTGATCGTATTTTTGAAGGTTTCTTAGATGACCCAGAAGATATTAAACGTTCTCGAGACTTTCTTGATCTATACCTCAATAAAACTGTTGACATTGTTAGCAGCTATGCTAAACTAGAAAGTAAGGGAGATGTCGTTTCGGACACCCTGCAAGAAGTTAAAGAACTTCTTGACACAATCGAACATACCTTTGAAGCACAATACGAGAAAAATCTAGAGGACGATCTTCTTGACCTAAGTGTAGCAACAAGCGTCCTTGATAAGAAAATGAAACTAAGTGGTGTATAAGGAGAAATTACACATGAATACTCAAATGGCAACCCCTACAGTTGATTCTATTGTAGCAGATGTAACTGGACAAGAACTTATTGTTGCTCCAGTTGATGGAGAAGTACAAAAAGACTATGACGTGTTGATGGCAGCGTTTAAAGGCAGCAACACAAATGATATTATTCTTTATGCATCTGCAAAACAGAGAGCATCAACTACCGCAGCAGAAATGTTGTTGGATGGTGTAAAGAACAAAGACCTTGGTCCTATTGGCGAAGGATTGAACAACATTGCTTTGTCTATTAAGGGCATGGATCTTTCAGTGTTGCAAGGTACAGAGTCTCCAGGATTCTTTGGAAAGCTAATGGGTAAGGTATCACCTGTTGCTAAGTGGCTAGAATCTTATTCTACAGTTGAAGGTCAGATTGACGCAGTAGTTGCTAAATTGAATAAAGACCAACTTAAAATGATGGAAGACGTTGAAAAGCTCGACCGTATGTACGAAGCTCAAATCGATCATTTCCGTGGACTTGAAGCTGCAATTGCAGCTGGTGATAGAGCAATGGCTGAGATCACTAATAATATCTTGCCAAAATTGCAGTCGAAGGCAGCAGCAAGCAAGGATGCAATGGCAGGCGCAGAATTTGCTGATAAGACAGATATGCGTGACAAGGTTGAGCGTCGTATACATGATCTTCGATTGACTCGAGAAATTATCCGACAGAATTTGCCAGGTATCCGAACTACTCAAAAGAATGATGCGGGACTAGTTGAAAAGATTGAAACTGTTAAGGTTAATACTATTCCGTTGTGGAAACAACAGATGGCAGTTTTGGTTGCAGCAGCTCGCACTAAAGAAGTTGCAGATTCAATGAATGCTATCTCTGACATAACAGACGATCTACTTAAGAGTGGATCAATAACGATTAAAGATGCAAATGTTGAGGCGCGTCGAGCACTAGAACGTGGAATTGTTTCAATCGAAACAATTGAATATGCAAACAATCAAATGATTGCAATGCTTGAAGAAACTCAAGCAATTTATGAAGAAGCTAAAGTTCGACGTGCAGTCGAAGTTGTGAGGATGAACATAGCAGGTGAAGCACTCAAGAAAGCTCAGCTTGCTACTCGTTAATTATATAGGGTGGGATTATCCCACCCTATAACTTTGAAAGGTAAAATTATGTTTGGTATTGAACCATTTATTGCTGCAAGTGGAATTCTATTTTGGGTTATCGTCTGTATATCTTCTTTCTGTATTATCGCTTCTATTGAGACTGATAGTCCATATTGGGCAACTGGTATTGCTATCCTTACTTTGTTGTTCGTACAAATTGCTACTCCGTATAATCCGTTTACTTGGATTACATCAAATCCAGTTGAAGCATTTAGTTGGGTCGTTGCATATTTTCTAGGTGGATTGACCTGGGCTTTTGTAAAATGGATTTTTTATATGCATCGAATAAAGGACATAGTTAAAAATCTGAGAAAGAAATATGATACACAAACAAGTACACTAAAATTTAATGAGTGGGTTATATTAGAAAGAAATTATCCAGAAGGAAATTATCCTCCTCTTGTTTCTGAAAATAAAGCTCAGATAACGTTTTGGGCTACTTTTTGGCCATGGAGTGCGTTTTGGACTTTGCTAAATGATCCGATACGAATGATATGGAATTGGTGTTACAAAGTCTTTGGAACAGGATTGCAAAACATCACAAATAATGTTTTCAAAGACATTTAATTTAAGTTTGAAGATAGGTTGGTTAAAACCGACCTATCTTCATGAATATTAATTCATGAAGAATTATTTTTCTAATCTATTAATTGCTTCATTTTCCGAACGTACAATATAATCTGTAATAATTCTTATAAGTTGTTGACGTTCAGATTCAATACCTGGATCTAAATCATAAAGTTTTAAAACTTCTAAAGATATTAGTCTATTTCGAAGTGCTTTTATTTCCGTGTCTATATATCCATAATCTCTTTGTGTCTCAATAAGATACTGATTCATTATTATAATTTCTTCATACACATCGGATTGTAGAATAGGATCATTTCTCTGTTTGGATACAGAACCAGCTATTACTTCAAACGAAAATAATAAAAAGAAAACCAAAATTAAAACTCTCATTGAATTCCCCTTAACAAATCATCATTTATAGTAGTACCAAGTACACCTTTAACCTTAATATGAGGAATAGGAGATTCAATACATTCTCGTATTATGTTTGGATTCCAATATTTTGGCTGTTTTGTTAGTCTAGTCAAAGCATTATTATGTTTATCTTTAACCGTTCTCCAAGCCTTGGTCCATTTTTTACTAACTTCAGACTCGTCGTCTATATTATCAAACATGTCTAAAATTGTATCAGAAACTACTATCATAATTTCGTGTCTCGACATTTGTATATCAAGTGAAGTATCTGCATCAATAGCTTGTCGTTCACAATATTGTTGTATCACATCTTGTTGTTTGGCAAAATGATTGTAAACAAATGCGGCGCCGGTTGAAATAGAAACCATTGCACCAATTATACTTAAGAAGACAGTTTTGTTTCTCCATAGTATAGAAAACATTGTTTTAAAATCATTTTTAGTTTCTTCCATCTCAATAATATTTATCCGTTGACAACCTTTGATAATGTAGTATAATAATTATAGTATATTAAAAGGAAAAATTATGGCTAGTGTAATTAATAGACTTGACGGATTAGGATTGATCAATCCACCTGCATGGTTACCTAATAATACTATGTTTGAAGGTTGGACTGGTTCTGTTGCATATGGTGCAAGTAATGATTCATCCGACATGGATATTATTGGATTTTGTATGCCACCTAAAGATTTAGTATTTCCCCATCTATCTGGTGAGATTACAGGATTTGGACAACAAGTTCAAAGGTTTGATCAATTTCAGCAACATCACATTGAAGACAAAAGTTCAAAGAAAGAATATGATTTAACAATATTTTCTATTGTTAAATTTGTTCAACTTGCTATGGAAAACAATCCTAACATGGTAGATAATCTTTTTCTTCCAAGACGTTGTGTTTTGCATTCTACCGCAATTTATGAACACATTCGTTCTAATAGAAAGAAATTTCTACACAAAGGATCTTATTATAAGTTCCGGGGATATGCAATGTCTCAAATGTCTAAAATCAATAAGGGTGCAAATCGATCAAATCCTAAAAGACAAATATCGATTGATAAATTTGGATTTGATGTTAAATTTGCGTATCATGTTGTTCGGTTGTTACTCGAAGCTGAACAGATTATGTCAACTGGGGATTTAAGACTTGATCGAGATTCTGAAGTTTATAAATCAATTCGCAGGGGGGAATGGAGTTTAGATCGAATCAACGAATGGTTTGAAGAGAAAGAAAAATCTCTTGAAACTCTTTATGCAAATAGCTCTCTTCCAGAAAGACCAAACGAAGATGAAATCAAAAAGATTTTGATTGAGTGCATGGAGATGCATTATGGTTCTCTAAAAGAAGCAATGGTAGAGAAAGACAAACATAGCAGACTCGTCCGTGAACTAGAAGAGCTTGTTAAAAAACATCAATAAAAATTAAAATAACAATTGACAAACCACTGTTACTATAGTAATATACATTTACATATAAAACTTAAAATTCGTTAGGTAAGTGTTGTAAGGTGCAACACAGGCTGGCAACAGTCTTCTAAAATTTGCAAGGAGAATGCAATATGAAAACAATACTAGGCGCAGCACTATTTGCCGGTATGGTTGGGTTTGCAATGCCAGTTATGGCTCAACAAAGTCAGCCATCCTGTGATTGGGACTGCAACTATACCTTTAAGGGGTTTTATGATCTACGCGATCAAGCTGTCATTATTGACATGCGTGAAAGTCGTGGATTTGGAACTTCTGTAAATTCTACTTCTACTTCTACACAAAGCATTATTTGTGAAGCTGGCGAAGGTGGTAAGGCAGGCGGCTGTTCTGCATTTGAAGAATTTACCAACAAGAACGAAGTCAATACTATTGGCTCGCAAGAAGTTATCGATCAGTCAAATTCTCAAACAGTTAATGTTGGTGATGACAGTTCAGCTAACGTTGGTAGCCAAGATAATACCTCCGGATCCGGCTCTACTAATAGTGGTGCAGTAAATGGTTCTGCTACGCAGAATTACAAGGATTCACCCGTAACCACTAATAATGCTTTCGGCTCCGCCGTTAAGTCTGACTGAGGAGTTACAAATGATTAAAAAGCTACTCGCAACCACTACTATTGCACTATCACTTGGTGCATGTACTGCTATGACTCCCCCAGGTGAAAACATGAATCTTATTCAGGGTCCACCTCCTGTTGTAGATGTTAAAACTGTATACGACGAAGCACTTGCTTGTTTGAATACAGAACTTGCTGGACGAGCAAACTTTAATCTTGCTGTTGGAGAAATTGAAGATTCGACTGGTAAGTTTAGTGCAGAGGGTAATGGTTATTACATGACCCAAGCTGCTGGTGATATCCTTCAGGCGTCTTTTGTTAAGGCACAACCTAATTCGGTTGTTAACCGTCGTAACACCAAGGTGATGGAACTTGAGATGAAGGTTGGTCGTACACTTGGTTGGGTAGGATCCGATGCTCACGCAACTGGTTCTATTAACACGCTGGACTTTATTCCAGGTGGCGGATTTGAAGTAAGCATTGCAGGTATTGGTGCTAAGGCACGACAGTATCGGATGGCAGTTGGTATGGATATCTTCCTAACCAACACAATGAATTCTAAGATCGTTGCTTCTGCATCACTTGATAAGCAAATTGTCGCTTATGATTATGGTATGGGCATTGGACGATTCTTTGGAGAAACGCTTGTCACTATGAATATTGGTGAACAACAGCGCGAAGCAGTAGGGTTTGCAACGCGAAACATGCTAAAACTTGCGGCATTTGAACTATTGTCTGATCTTTATAAGGATGATTTTTCTAAGTGTCGTACTATGATTGATAACGTTGACGACGTTATGGACGCCAGTGAAACTGCCGAACTCGAAAAGGTTTACACTGAGCGTAAAATTGAGCAAGCAGCACAATCCCGTTCTGCAAGCAATAGCCGGATTGACCGGTAATCTTTAAATAGGAGAACTAAAATATGAAGAATACATTTCTTTCAACTACCGCGGCTCTCGCACTGGTCATCGGCCTTGGTGCAGGCGCTGCAAATGCACAGGACCAGAACAATGCATCTCTTGGTGTTGTATCGCTTAACACTGGTTTTGTAGCTGCAACTGGCGTGCAGGGTACTGCATTCGCACAGAAGGCATCTCAGGATGTTACTGGCGTTGGCGCTATTGCAAGCGTTGATCAGAAGAACGTTGACGGTGACGATGACCAGACCAATGTTGCAGCTCTTGTTGGAGCATTGAATGTTGCACCAGTTGCAGCAGTTGGTGCACAGGGTAACTTGCTTGTTGGTAAGGCTTCCCAGAGCGTTGGTGCATTTGGTGCTCAGGCATCGGTTGATCAGAAGAACGTAGACTCGGACGATGATCAGACCAATGTTACCGTTCTTGTTGGAGCACTTAATACTGCACCAGTTGCAGCATCTGGCTTGCAGGGTAACTTGCTTGTTGGTAAGGCTTCCCAGAGCGTAAGTGCTGGTGGTGCTGGTTCGTTTGTCACACAGACAAACAAGCAAAACTTTGGTGAAGATGACCAGACTAACATCACTGCTGGTGTTGTTGCTGTAAATCTTGCTCCGGTGGCAGCATCTGGTACACAGATTAACCTGCTCGTTGGTAAGGGAACACAGACTGTTGGTGCTTCTGGTGCATCAGTTGGTGTAACTCAACTTAACCGTGACACCGACGGCACACAGAACAACGCTGTTCTTGGTGTTGGTTCTGCTAACTTTGGTCCGGTGGCAGCATCTGGGCTACAGGTTAACGTAGTTGGTCGTAACTTTAGTCAGAGCGTAAGCGCAGTTGGTTCGTCAACTGGTGTTAGCCAGACTAATAAGTTCAACGACTAATCTTAAAACTACTACAGAAAAGGACCTTTTTGGTCCTTTTCTCTTGACTGAAGGATAAATATGCGTATGAAACAATATATAGCAGGATTAAAGAACGAAGAAAATTTCAAATCGGCTAGTGAAACTCTTTTAGAAAATGGTGCAAAGAATATTCGGCAACATGACTTTATGAAAACACTAGTCTATTTTGATTCCAAAATAGACAAGCTAGGTGGCGTTCCTGTAACTGAATATTCTGACGAAGACATTAAAGGTATTTCGGATGGAGAAGAAACAGTAGGATTAAATGCAGATAACTTAGACTGGGGTCTAGGGAAAACAGTGCAAGGAACCGTAGGAGTATCAAGCGCAACCGCAGCTTTAAGCGCGATTAACGTAACAGGTGCACATAAGTATAAAGGTGCAGGAGTCGACGTGTACGTTGTAGATACAGGGGTTGCACAACACTCTACTCTACCTAAAGTTAATGCTGTTGGATCACATCCTTGGGAAGATGACAACGGGCACGGAACTCATGTAGCGGGAACTATATGTTCTTCCGAATATGGTATTGCTCATAATGCTACTCTTTATGCAGTTAAAGTATTAGAGGTTGACGGAAGTGGTACTATTTCTCAAATAGTAGACGGGATTGGTGCTATAGTCAATCATCGCAGAACTCAACGAGCAGGTAAACCTGCTGTGGTTAATTTTTCAGTATCAGCTGTACAAAAGAAATTTAATCCTATAACAGAAGCAGTAACCTATCTTGTTAACAGTGGTGCAATAGTTATTGCAGCAGCTGGTAACGAAGGAAAACATCTTGATAGCATAACTGAAATTGTTCCAGCCGAAGCACCAAATGTTATCACTGTTGGAGCAACAGACAATAGAAAGAAAATTGCTCCTTTTAGTAATTACAGTAAAGATATTGAAATTAGTGCGCCAGGAGTTGGTATTATATCAACTTGGCCGGGTGAAACAAAGGCAGTATTAAGTGGAACAAGTATGGCTTGTCCACACGTAGCTGGAGTTCTAGCAGCATGGCTTGAAACACGAACATCGCAAATGAACACACTAGACGATGTTAGGGAAGTAGTTGGATCGTTTCTAACTAATGGAACAACACAAACAGTAGACACAGGCGGAAAAGACCATAACAATAGATTTTTAGATGCATCAAAATTATTATACGAAACAGAAGTACCTATACAAGATGTACCTAAAGAAGAAATACCGATTAATATGCCAGAAGAAGAATATAAAACATCATCTGGATTTTCGTTTGAAAAGAACAAAATATTGATCGGAGTGGGCGTAGCAGCCCTATTAGCGGCAATTGGGTTCTTTATTTTCTTACAGTTGTAGGATTTTAAGAACAGCTCAGTCCGCAACAATCGCTGCGGAGTTGAGCACATACTCCAAAGCATAAACCTAAATAATGCTTGACAATGCAATGGTCAAGCATTATAATATAATTACGTTGTAAAACGTAACTATATTAACAGGAGAGGACCTTATGTAGAGAGGAAATGATATGTTTACGGGCCTTCGAACTTTAGTACTTAATGCGAATTATATGCCGGTGTCGGTATTTCCACTTGAAAGCATTCCAGCAGAAGATGCAGTAATACGCATTCTTAATGGAACTTGTCATTCAGTGTTTGAGTACGATCGAAAGATCCTAACACCAACACTTGATATGAAATGGCCAAGTGTTATCGCACGTAATGCACAAGAAAAGATCAAACCAAAGGGTGTTAAACTTAAAAGAGACACTCTCTTTTATCGTGATCATGGTATGTGTGCATATTGTGAAAAACCACTTGTAATTAATGAAGTAACGTATGATCACGTTCATCCACAAAAGCTAGGTGGACAACACACTTGGGAAAATATCGTTGCAGCATGTTCAGCTTGTAACACAAGAAAAGGACATCGTTTGCCACTAGGTGAATGGAAACCTAAACATCAGGCTTACCAGCCAAATTATTATCAGTTGATAACTCTACGTAAGAAGCACCCAATCATTATTCCGAACCCGGACTGGGCCCAGTTTTTGTTTGATTGGGAAGGTGAAATTAAGGTAGCTGCGTGAGCAGCTACCTTAATTAAGGAAAAGAATGATAAAATCAAAAGATACTCGTCGTGCTCTTTATCCACGTGAATTAGATGAAGAAGCAATTGCTTTATTCAAAAAAGGATATCAAGGGGAACCTACCCCCAAAATTAATTATCTTTTAGATGACTTAGAGCATATCAACGAATATTTTAAAAAGGACTAAAGTAGATTGCCCGAGTGGTGGAATTGGTAGACGCGGCAGGTTCAAATTCTGTTTCTGTAACAAGAGTGGGGGTTCAAGTCCCTCCTCGGGCACCAAATTAACATAGAGGACACAATGAAAGAACAACCACAGTCTATTATTAAGCGAATTGCCGAAACTAACAGCAAGAACGAAAAGCAAGATATTTTAGTTGAGCTGTTAAAAGATGATGACTATAAGGAATTTTTTGACGGTCTGCGCATGTGTTTTAGTTCGTTTGATACTTACGGTGTAAAGAAAGTTCCAGAAAAGACCGAAGACGAAGGACAAGGTCTTCCTTGGGTTGCGTTTGTTGATTTGCAATCAAAACTTGCAAACCGAGATCTTACTGGACATGATGCAAGAGATGCAATCTTGCTGTCAATGGATGTTGCTACACAAGAACAATGGAATGGTTGGTATCGACGTATTCTCATTAAAGATATGCGTGCAGGTTTTAGTGAGAGCACCGTTAACAAGGCTTGCAAGAAAGCAAAGAAAGAAGATTGGGGTGTACCGATCTTTGAATGTCAGCTTGCCCATGATGGTGCAAATCACGAATCTAAAATTAGTGGAAAGAAACTTATTGAAGTTAAGCTAGACGGTGTTCGTGTTATCACTATTGTCCGTACTGACGGATTGGTTGAAATGTTTAGTCGTAACGGTAAGAAATTTGAGAATTTTGGTCATATTGAAGATCAAATTAGTGCGGTTGTAAAAGAAACTGCTCTGCCATATGACGTAGTTCTTGATGGTGAGATTATGAGCGCAACCTTTCAAGACTTGATGACTCAAGTTAATCGTAAATCAAATGTAGATGCAAAAGATGCAGTTCTACATTTATTTGATTTTATTCCTTATACTGATTTTATGAAAAAGGAATGGGATCAAACTCAGCTAGTTCGCACTCAAATGGTTCAAGCATGGGTTAATACACATCAAACTAAATTGCCCAACGTAAAAGCACTCAGTTATGAAGATGTAAATCTAAATACAGAAGTAGGGAAAATAAGATTTGCTGAAATTAACAAACTTGCAATTGAGGGCGGATACGAAGGTATCATGATAAAAGATCCTAAGGCAGGATATAAGAGCAAGCGATCTGTTTCTTGGCTTAAGATTAAACCTTATATTGAGGTGTCTCTAACGGTTGTAGGATTTGAAGAAGGCACTGGAAAAAACAAGGATAAACTTGGCGCTCTTGTCTGCCTAGGAGTAGACGATGGTAAGACAATTAATGTTAGCGTCGGTGGTGGATTTAGCGATCAACAAAGAGAAGACTATTGGAACAATAAAGATTCCATTAAAGGAATGGTAGCAGAAATAAGAGGCGATGCTATTACTCAAAATAGAAATTCAAATGACTATAGTATTAGGTTTCCAAGATTTAAGACCTTCCGTGGATTTACAGCTGGTCAAAAAATATGATGCAAGGAGAAAAAATATTAAGAGACTTGTATAGAGCAATACTTGAAGATAGTACAAAGATCTATACTACAAGGTGGAGGCCAACGGATAGATTAGATAGATTAGATAGCTCTAACTCATCTGAGTATAACTCATCTAGGTGTGGAAAGACAATTACATTATCAATTGAGGATTATAAAAAACTTATAAGTCAGATAGAATATCTACACGAAGGTGAATGGACTAGTACCGGTTATCAATCTAATTCCCTTCATGAAAGATATATAGATTCAGTTATTAAAGAAGAACTACATGAAGAAGAACTTAGAGAAAAACATCCAAGTCTTAAAAAATCATGGAATAATTATCAATTGTTAAAAATATTAATTGCAAATGAAAACTCGAAAAATTAAAATCATTTCTTATCAATTCCCGTCTGAGTTAGAGCAAATTAAAGAAGATTATCCCGAAATAAAATTCTTATTTGATTATTGTATTGAAACGGAAACTAACGTAGTATGGGATAGGTATTCCCATACAAATACAATAAACTGTAAACGGAATTGTAGATGAGTTACATATAACCATGTTTTATTTAAAATTTCCTCGATCATTAATTTTTCTTGACTAGTAAATAAAAGATAGTATTATAGTAGAAACAATAGAGGAGACAGGATGGCAATTAAGGCACCACGTAAAAAGAAAGCTCGTGCAGCACCTTTAGTAAGAAGAGGTGGAAAATTATTAGATTTTAATTGGACCGGAGCCGCTGAGCTTTCCGGAGAGCAATTTCATAAATTAAGACATGCAGGAATAAGATTTTATTACGATAACTACAAGCCTGCTGATATGATAAAATTCTTGTTTCAATGGATGCAAGAAATGGGTGGATACAAGAAGCCTGAAATAGATGCAATTAAATGTGTTCCTTCTTATCGTATCAATATAAACACTTGCATATTATCTAAATGTTTGTTAACAGGAATGCCAGACGTACACGAAGACTGGAATGATTATTGGCTAGAATTGCCAGGAACATTTGACAAGAAACCAGATCCAGTAAGCACTACTATTAAAAACAAAATAGAAGAAGTATTAGAAGAAGGTAAGGAATTACTCAAAGCTAAAAAGAAAGAAGAAAGACAAAAAGCAAAAACAAATACAGAATACAAACCAACTATTCAAGATAGAATAAAAGAACAAGCGGTGATTGCTTATAGAGATATTGACGAATGGTTAGAAACTTTTATACAAGATCCAAAAACTTTTGATCCAAACGGATTTGACTTTTCTTCACATTTTGCTTCTAGAAAGATAACACAAGCTCATGCTAGAAAGATGAAAGTTTTCATGGAAGGTGAGCTAGAAGAAATGAGAGAATTACAGAACGCTCCAACTCCTGCAAAGTTAAAAATAATAAAGGATGATAGAGAGCGTGATATGATTGAACAATTAAAAGAAGGTTATTCTCATTTAAAGAAAGCGGATGTAACAAAACTACTTTCTGCTTTAGAAGGATTAGATAGTGCACTTGATATGATAATTGAAGAAGGAAAGGCTAATCGAAAAAGCCCAGTCCGAAAACCTAAGAGTGCAGACAAACAAGTTGCCAAAATCAAATATAAAGTAAAAGATGAAAAATATCAATTGGTTTCTATTAATCCTTCAAATATAATAGGAGCAAATGAACTTTGGGTTTTTAATACAAAGACTCGAAAAATTGGAAGATATGTTGCAGCTAATATTGATCCTACTGGCATAAGTAGAGAAGGATCTGGATTGCAAGTTAAAGGTACAACAATACAAGGATTTGTCGAAGCTGAAAGTTTACAACGAACTCTTCGAAAGCCAGAAGAACAGTTAAAAGAGTTTAAATCAGCAGGTAAGGTTAAGTTAAGAAAGCATCTTGAAACTATCAACACACTTGAAACTAAATTAAATGGTAGACTAAATGCAGATACTATTATTTTAAAGGCAAGTTAAGTTCGTAGATAAATACGAGTATGAAAGCCGACGAAGAAATAAAAAAAGTAAAGAGTGCCCTCGATCAGTTGGGAACAGCGATCGAGGGTTTCTCAAGACCAATTGATGCTAGAAACTTAGGTAGATTTTCTAGCGCAGGAATAACTGACAATTCTTCCAAAAAAGTTTTAGTTGTATCAGACGATGGTATAGCAGTTGAACATGCTCAAATTAAGCTCATCACTACTCATTTAGGTCTTCTCGGTAATTTAAATGTAAGAGGGGAAATATTCTCCCCTACATTAGATAGATTACAAGAACAACTTACCTCAGTTCAAACTATTGCAGAAAAATCTTTAAACAAACCTGTTGCTCCTTTTGTTATAAATGATAGAAGCATAAGTGGTGATAAGATAATCGGTGGGAAGATAGCTAAATTCCAAAGTACAGGAATAACAGACGAAGCATTTTCAACCTCTGTTACAATAAATGATTCTGGACTTAAGACAAATACTATTGAAGCATCGAATTGGAAAGGTGAAGTAGAATTTCTAAACGACGTAAGGATTAAAGGAAATCTAACAGTTGAATCATTGCATGTTAATAATTTAACAAGTGATAGTAGATTAGAACGTTCGTCTTCACTTAATTTTATACCTGAAAAAGGTTCAACCGTTGTTGGTAAAGGATTGCAATGGGCAGATGAAGATGGTCCTTCACACCAATTTGTATATAGAATAGGTAACGAAAGACTTTGGAGTTCAGATGACATTGATGTTCAAAAAGGTAAAGTTTATCGAATTAACAACAGAGAAGTATTAAGTGAAACTTCTCTCGGTACTGCTGTTACAAAATCAAACTTAAAAGAGGTTGGAGTTCTACAAGGATTAAGGGTTGTAGGTAATATGAATATAGACGAATTCCTTTTTTGGGATTCTAAAGCTGGTCGAATGGGATTAGGTACCGAAGCTCCAAATGCTATGCTAAGTCTAGCTAGTTACGAAGCAGAATACATAATAGATGTAGATCGCGAAGCAGTACGCACCGGAACTTGGACAACTGATGACCTTCATATTATAACAGATGACACTGTTCGTATTGCAATTTCTCGAACCGGTAATATTTCACTCGGAACTAAGAATAAACCAAACACTACGACAATACACGGAAACTTAAATATCAATGTTAATCATCCAGATGGTGATGTTGACTTTGAAACTGGTGGACCAGTTAGAATATCAGGACGTAAATTTAGCGTTAATTCAGAACCTCCAAAGGGAGGTTCTTATAAAATAGGAGATATCGTATGGAACGATTCTCCTAAACCAACAGGTTGGGTAGGTTGGGTTTGTGTAAGATCCGGTACACCCGGTATATGGAAAACTTTTGGACAAATTGGATCGTGATAGAAGAATTAATTACTGTATTGAAAAATTCAAGAAGAGCAAATAAGATACCAATAAATATTTGGCATTGTGTTCCACTTGTTACTCTATTTTTACTAGTGTTAATTGGATTTTTTGCTCCCGTAATTTGGCAAGATTGGGCATTAATTATGATTGCTTCTGGATTTGCTACCACTACTTTTATATTTTGGTGGTGGGTAGTTTATTCTGTTGCCAATACATACAAACAATTTAAAGAATTAACAGAACAATTTAGACTCGTAAATGAACTATTAATGGAAACACAAGAATTAATTAATACAAGGATAGAAGACATAAGTGACTATCACAATCTTAGCGAACGGTCAGAGTCGAGAAACAATTGATATTGACAAGATAAAAACTATTAAAATTGGATGTAACGCAATCGTAAGAGATTATGAAGTTGATCATTTAATCTGTGTTGATCGAAGAATGGCAATTGAAGCAACTGAACTAGGACATAATTCTATCTATACTAGAAATGATTGGGTTAGTTCTTTTAAAAGAATTAAAACAGTTCCTAGTCTTCCTTATGAAGATAACAACAGATGGGATGAACCTTTTAATTGGGGTAGTGGTCCCTATGCTGTATTGTTAGGTTGTAAATTAGATAATAAATTAGATCTTATCGGATTTGATCTACATAGTTCTAATAAAAAGATAAACAATATTTATAAAGGTACTAGAAATTACAACAATGAAGACCATCGAGCAATAGATCCAAGATATTGGATTTTGCAAATTGGAAAACTAATGGAAATATATTCTAATGTTACGTTTACTATACATCAACCTATTGAATGGATATTACCGGATAAATGGAACCATCCTAATGTTTCACTTGACAATTCAACGTTTTTCTAGTAGTATAAACATATGAAAAAAATTCATACATATCAATCGAAACATCATACAATATAATGCAAAGCATGGAACTAATTTTCCAGTTTGCAGAATCCAAATTGGAGACATTTCTCTTTATGGAATGTCAGTAGATATCAAAGGCCCAAGTAAAATGGTATATGATCAAAAAAATCCATTAAATTGCGGAGCCAAGTTATGGATTGAAACTGATGCAGATATTGATATAAAAGGAGAATGTTCATACCAAGATATTGAAGGTATGAAAAAAGAATTATTATAAGAGGTACAATGACAAAATATTATTCAACTAAGACTTATGGAAACGATAGAGGATTATCTTGTTGTTTTAGACAATGGCGTGCAGCTCATTCACATTGCTCTTTACTACATGGATATTCAATAGGCATTAAACTTATCTTCTCAACTGAAACATTAGATGACCGTAATTGGGTAATGGATTTTGGTTCTCTCAAACCATTTAAAGAATGGGCAGAATACATGTTTGATCATACTTTAATAATAGCAAGAGATGATCCAATGCTTGATTTCTTTATAAAGATGAATGAATTAGATGGTGGATTTAACGACATGGGAATATGTGATCTGCGTATTATAGATCATGTTGGATGCGAAGTATTTGCTGAACTTGCATACAATGCAATGAATGATATGCTTGAAGAATTTAAAAATGGCTCTGGAAGATATCCAGCAGGGGAATCAGTAAAATTAGTCAGTGTAGAAGTTTTTGAACATGGCGCTAATTCTGCTATATATGAAAGATAATAAATTGGTTATAAATGACATTAAAACGGTTAAGGTTCAAGCAAAGTCTCGTATATTGAAAGCAGAATGGTTATTTAGTCATGCTGATTTAAACGAAGTATATATTCAAGATAGATGGACCAGAGCAAAGGAATATTTGCTTTCTATAAAGGGGTGACAATTGACAAAAGTTTACACGCCGGGAGAAACAAAGGACCAACGAAAAGCTCGAAAAGAGAAAGAACGTCTTATAAAGGAAAAACAACTTTTGACGCCGGTTCTTTCTACAGTCCCTATCCTCCCTCCGGAATTGCCCCTAGTACCCAAGAACGATGGAAAGAAGCGGTACGTAGTATGTCTAAAACATGGAACCAAGTACAGAGCAGAATATGTAAACAATCTTCATCGAATGACAAAAAGAAACCTAACACTTGAACACGAATTTGTTTGCTTTACTGAAGATCCAACGGACATAGATCCCGAAATAAAAATTATGCCTCTTCCTCATATTGCTGTTTCGGGATGGTGGTATAAACCTATGTTCTTTAATCCTAATTTAGGATTAGAAGGAACTATTCTATACTTAGATCTTGACTTAATTATATTTCAAAATATAGATTATTTGTTTCAATACCAACCCGAAAAGTTTTGTATAATAAGAGATTTTAATCGAACAAACGTCAAGAATTATCAAAAAATGAATTCAAGTGTTTTTCGTTTAGAAACTGGGCAAAACAGTCATATCTATGAAGATTTCATAAAAGATCCAAAAATTAATAGCAGAAGATATCACGGAGATCAAGATTGGATATTTGCTAAAATGACTCGTGTTCCTGAAAAATGGGAATACTGGCCGGATGAATGGATACAAAGCTATAAATGGGAAATGAGAGGTAAACCAAGAATGACAAGAGATACCCGAGGTCATCGCAATTTTGAAACTGCAGGAGAACCTAGGATATTACAAAACACTTCAATTGCAGTATTTCATGGAGATCCCAATCCACATAATTGCATAGATCCATGGTGTAAAGAAAATTGGGGATAAATATAAACGAGGTGAAAAATGTCTAGTTCTATAAATCAAATGTATGGCAAACGTCGTACACCTATTACACAAATTGATAATAAAAATCCTAATAGAGTGGCCGGCGGCCTTAGAGGGCAAGGTGTTGATCATTTTGTTATGCTTGGAGAAGATGGAATGGAAAAATCTATCCCAACTCACAAGTATGTTCAAAGTTTAGAAGATCAAATACGTTCTCAGAAAGCATTAATTGAAGGTTTAGAAAAAAGGGTAGTTAGATTAAACCGCTTACAAGAAGAGTTAACTAGAACAGTCTCCCTCATTAACAGTCGCAGGACATAAAGGAGAATAAAATGGAATATCTAAATATGATTTGGTCTTGGATTGTAGCAAGGTTTGGAGAACCTACTACATGGGATGGATTTGCTCTTATTGCAATTGGCGTTGTTGCATTGTTATTCAAACCGTTGCTTTACATTGCAGCATGGGTTGCTATTGCATATGGTGCATACCGAGTATTCAAAAAAGAGGTTGAACCAAAGTTATAATTTACCTATTGGTAAATCACTTGAAGCTTTTATGTTCCATATTTGCTTTTTTTCAATACCTCTTTTTTGTGCAAATCTTTTTGCATCACAATTAGAACAAACATGAAAATAATTATTAGAAAGACGCTTTGGATCCATTTTGCGTCTTTCTCTTTGGAAGTCACACCCACAACTATCGCATCGAAGATTAACTATCGTTGCTCTTCGATAATATTCATGTTCATGTCCGTTTTTACTAGTCCGTACATGAATTCTTTTTAACACCGTTTGTCCTAATATCATATTGTATTTACATTAGGCTTACAAACGATACATATAAATACAAGAGGAAGAAACAATGATTGTACAATTAACTGAAACAGCAACTAAGAAAATTGAATCTCTTTGCAAAGAAGAAGGTAAGTATGCCGTCTCTCTTAATGTAAAAGGCGGCGGATGTGCCGGATTTGAATATGATTGGGGATTTGTTGATTTAGAAGAAGTACGAGACCTTGATGAAATTATTAAAACAGAAAACGGCAATCTAGTTATTGGACAAGAAAGTATTATGTTCTTATTTGGATCAATATTAGATTACAAGGATAGTAAGTTTGGAGCTATGTTTACTATAGAAAATCCAAGTGCGTCTAGTTCTTGTGGTTGCGGAACAAGTTTTAGTTATGATGTAGATAGTATGGATCCCTAAGTGATCCCTTAATGGAGTAATAATGGCAAGACAATTAGTTGATATAGGTGTAGAAGGTAATGACGGTACCGGTGATGCAATACGAGAATCTTTTCGTAAAGTAAACGAAAATTTCTTAGAACTTTACGCCGCATTTGGTATTGAAGGCCAACTTACTTTTGAAAGTCTTAGTGATACTCCAAGTGAATATACAGACAAAGAAAATACCGTCACAGTTGTTAATTCAACAGCTGACGGATTAATTTTTAGAGAATTAGTTTCAAATGGTTTCCTTACTGGAGACGTAGGTGATGATACTGTTAGGTTTGATTTTACAAACGAAGGCAATATCGTTGTAACTACAAGAAATTCAAAAGTAAGTGAAGACACAACTCCAACAGCAGGTGGCCCTCTTAATGTAGCAGGATTTGCAATTGGAAATGTAGGAACTGATACAACAGATGCAATTGATTTTGTTACTAAGCACGGTGCTGGATTTGAAGTACAAGATCTTGTTCCGGATATTAAGTATGTTGATGAGAATTATCTTGCTCGAGGAAATCCTGGAGAATACGCTAATGTACGCAACGAACCCGCAAATGCCAGCAGCTATACCCTTGCTGTAAGCGGCTACAGCGCTGGTAAAGCTGTTGTAGCAGCGCACAACTTAACACGCGCTTCCACGGGTGCAGCCTACACATACACGAGTACAGGAACCGCAGCAACTAATTTAACATCCGGAAATACTTATTATATAAGAAGAACAAACGAAAACAGTATTGCTTTGTATCCTTCTGCATCTGATGCTAGGGCTAATACAAACGTGATAACAGCATCTGGTGGTTCCGGAACACAAACATTAGTTAATAATAGTTACGACTCGGATCTAATGGGATTCTGGGAAGACACCGAAGCACTACCACGTAAAAGCACAATTCGACGTCAAGGTGACAGAATGGCTGGTCCTCTTTATTTAGATGATCATCCCGGAGAACTAGAGGGTGTAATTGGTCCTGGCGGATTAGAAGATTACAAAGCGGCATCCAAATATTACGTTGACCAAAACAGTTATTATTCTCCTACTAATCTTTATGTTACTACATCTGGTAGCGATATACAAAATGATATCCCATTAGCTAATCAAGGTAGATCTGCAAGGGCAGCATTTGCATCTATTAATAGAGCAGCACAAAAAGCAGAAGAGATAATGATTTCTGCTCCTGTGGAACCAGGACCATACGTACAAACTATTGTATATGATAATGCAACCGGTGTATCTGTAACTTCCACTGCTGGGATTAAATCTCCAGTTGCTGGAAGAAGTGCAGTAAAGAATCTAATAGATGCTAATCGATCTTTCATTGTTGAAGAAACTATAGCGTTTATTAATTCTACTTATACCAATTTTACTTACGACGAATCAACTTGTCGTAGAGACGTTGGGTTAATACTTGACTCTATCGTACTTGACGTTTTATCTGGTAACAATGCAAACTATTTGAGTCGTCAATCAGGTCTTAGATATTATTCAAATCCATCGGCACAAACGGCAATTAGTGAGCAGCTAACTCAAACACTAGCAGCGATTAATAAGATAAAGAATTTAACGAATGACATCTTGCAGAATTTAACCGTTACTTCTTTACAAACCGGTGATGCTATTGTAACGCAAACAATTGATGTATTAGAAGTAGTAGATGGAACTTCGTTGTCATCTGTTGCTGCAAAATTTAACATCATAATTGATATTATAAACGATGGTCCTTTAGAAGCACCAAACGTAGTTGATGGTTCAGTTTATCAAATTTCGTTTACAAATGGTGGAATGGGATATGTTGACCAAGGTAACGAGAATAATACCGATCTACTTCCTGGAAAGCTAGTTAGAGGTAAAACATCAGGTGCACTTGGAATTATTGTTCAATATCGTAGAGAAGTTGATCCATCTACAACAACCCCAACAGGTAACGATCAATTTGATCTTATATTAACTGAACCTATTGAATTTATACTTGGAGAACAACTTGAATATGCCAATCGCGTTAAAGAAAGACAAATTAGCATACGAGTTGAATCTGGTATTTATTACGAAGATTTTCCAATACGTGTATCAGAAAATGTTTCGATTAAGGGAGACGAATTCCGTCGAGTTATAGTACGCCCTAAGGATCAGGCATCTCAATCTTATTGGGCAAATACTTATTTCTATAGAGATTTAGAGTTTGACGGATTAACTGGTGATTCGGGATCTGTTACAGGAATTGAAGACACTAATCTTCCAACGGCTGGTATTCCTTATATTGATCCGCTAACAGGAACCCAAGTAGGATGGTTTGGAAGACATTACCTTTACGATCCAACAAGTGATATTGACATTTCGTCATTTGGTGCAACTAATCCGGGTAATTATATAGAAGCAGCAGAACTAGTTAATAGAAACAGAGAATTTATTGCAGAAGAAGTGATTGAATATATCAATGCAACTTATCCTTCATTAACTTATAATACCTCTACCTGTCGAAGAGATGTTGGATTAATTATAGATGCTATTGTATCTGATATGATAAATGGAGGACGTGCAGAAACCCTCCGTGCCCAAGGATCTTATTTTTATCAAACTGCACTTTCTGTTATAGCAAGCCAGGCTAGCGAAACCGAAGACGGAATTAATTATATCAAAACTATTGTTGCTAGTGTATTAGACAATTCAGCTTTTGGTGCAAAATTAGGATCTGTTGATCAAGTAATTGATACAGATTACACTCCCGAGAGTGGATCGGGTACTGCATTCAATTCATTAGTAAACTTAGTCGCATATGCGTTTGATGCTGATTTTAATCCTCCAAAACATAATAGAGAATTAGATGTCTTTATGATGGGTGATGCTACAATTATTCGTAACCTAACAGTTCAGGGACATGGTGGATTTATGATGGTACTTGATCCGGATGGACAAGTTCTAACCAAATCTCCATATTTCCAAACCGGTTCTTCATTCTCACAAAGTTTAAATCGTCAGACATTTCGAGGAGGAATGTTTATTGATGCATTCTGTGCTAACATTCAGGTCAATGTTGTTAGCAAGACAACTCCTTTTATATTACAAGTTGAAAGTGATGCAGGATCCGGATTGTTTGTAAGAAGGCCTCAAGTTCCTGCACCATTTTATATAGACGGAAATCGTTTCCAGTTAGTTGCTGTTACAGACTATGATTCCGGAACGGGAACTGCAACATTTTATCTTGATCCTACTTCAAATGAAGGTACTGGATTTACAGGTGTTACTTCAATATTACCAACGGGTGTTGATTTAGATTCATTACCGGTTACTGTAACAATACAAACAGCAGGTAATAGATCTATGCTAGGTAATGATTTTGTACAGATGAACGATCTAGGATATGGATTAGTTTGTGTAAACGGTGGATTATCTGAAATAGTATCTCAGTTTACCTATTATTGCTGGACTGCATACTATTCAAAAAATGGTTCGGAGATAAGATCACTTAACGGGTCTAATGCATATGGAGAATATGGACTAGTTGCAGAAGGGGCGGATCCAAACGAAATTCCAGATGATATCATATTACGTGATAATATGATACAACCATTTAAGATATTTAAATCAAATACAACCTTAAAATTAACAGGTACTGTATCTGTTGTATCTGGAGAAACATTAACTCAAGCAAGTTCGGGAGCAACAGGTGATGTTATATTTGATTCTGATACCAACCAAGTATATCTTGAAACTGTATCAGGAACCTTTGATACTGCAAATACTTTAACTGGTTCTACTTCTGGTGCATTAGGAGCAAATTCAATTCCAACATCTGTAACAATAGATGGATTTAATAACGATGTTGAAGCTATTTCTCTTTATGTTTATGACCTTGATCATAATCCACAAAACAATGGAGAAATTGATGTACTCCATGATAGTGGAACATTGGCTCGTTACGAATTATCCAATGTAACAAAAATAACAAACAGGATAGTAGGTGGAGTAATTAATCCTACATTCTCATATGGTGGATCGGGAACTTCTGCTTCTTTTAATATTAAGAAGACAGTTGACAATGGTTACTTAGTTGACATTGTATCGGGAGGTAGTGGTTATACCGCAGCTGAAACAGCTACAATAAGCGGAGCTATATTAGGTGGAGCAAGTCCTGCTAACGACTTAACTATAACTTTTGATACTGTAAGTGGTGGCGGTTCTATACTAACTGCAAGCGGAGCAGGAACAGTTCCAGCAAATAACGATACCCCAATAAAAGACGGTCAGGTTTATAGATTTAACTTTACGGTTAGCGAAAGTGGCTTTGCTGAAAATGGATTAATTGAAGCAACTGCTGCTAAGATTCCTGGAACTGTTCGACAGAACGCAGGATTTGTCTTTACTGATATTTCTAATAGAGATACATTAGCTGTGAAGCCTTCAACTGCTGTTAATTTTGATAACGAAGCAACTACTACTTACCGATCTATAGCTTTTGGTTCAACTGAGTCAACTGGTGAAGAAATAGCAACCGGTAGTTCTCTTGTAACTTTTGATTCCCCTTATGATTATATAAGATTGATTGTTAATATAACGGAAGCTGCAAATGCCGATCCAAGGGGTGGTGGCGGAACTATGGGAAGCACAATAGGTGATACCATTATTGCAATAACCGAACTTACAGAAGATGCAGAAATAAACAGATTAAATTCAGGAAATATGATTTTTGGATGGGATGGTAAATTACATCGTATCTCAAATTATGTAGACAGAGGTAGTTATGGTACAATTGAAATAACCGATGTAGATGGATCTGACATCATCAACTCTGCTTCATCTTCAAGCGGACTTATTACGCCGGTTGTGCAAGGTACTAATACTATTACATTAAGAGCTGGATTAACTGCAGGTGAAACCGGAACTATAACAATCAATATATCAACGTGTCGTGTTACAGGACATGATTTCCTTAACATAGGAACTGGTAGCTTTAATCAATCTAACTTCCCTAATGTATTGTTTGGTAATCCAAGAAACCCGCAACAAGCTAACGAAGTTGAAGAAAGAACAAAAGGAAGAGTGTTTTATGTTTCAACCGACCAAGATGGTGTGTTTCGAGTTGGAAGATTCTTTACAGTTGACCAAGGAACTGGAACCGTTACATTTGCTGCTTCGATCGCTCTTTCAAACTTAGACGGTTTTGGATTTAAACGTGGTGTTGTTATTAGTGAATTTTCAACTGATACTTCTATGGCAGACAATGCTTCTGATATCGTTCCAACACAATCTGCAATACGAGGATATGTTAATCGTCGACTAGGCTTTAATCATGTTGGTGACACCGTTACTGACTTAATTGGGCCTGGTGTTGTTGCTGCAACTGGAGGACAATTAACCGGTAACTTAAATGCAGGCGCAAATACGATAACGAATTTAGCTGCTCCTGCTAATGGTTCTGATGCAGCTACAAAAGATTACGTCGATGGATTAATTGAAGATTTTGATACCTTTGAAGAATTACGAAACACGTTTCCAAATTCTTATGATTCCGGACAAATAGTTATTGCAACCGGTCGTAAAAAGATTTATGTCAATAATGTTGTTAATGGGCCTTTTGCTGAAGGTGATGTAATAGACAATGGTACAGGCGGAACAGGAACTGTTGTTGATGTTCAAAGCGTTTCAGGTGATACATTATATGGTAACGGAGTTTTAATAACCTATAGTGTTCTTGCAGGGGCTATAAGTAATGGTAATACAATCACTGTTACAATTGGTTCAAAATCAGCAAGTGTTATTTCTAATCCATTTAACGAAATATCTAATGCAGATATTTCAAGTAGTTCTGATATTACTACGTCGGTAACTCGAACAAGTGGTATAGTTGAAGTATCTCTTGATTACCGTGCTGGTTCTATAGCCAACGCAGACATTAATGCTTCTGCAGCTATTTCTCAAAGTAAACTAACAATGAATGCTGCAACGACTAGAGCAAATGCAAGTGGTATTTCACAATCTGATCTAGGTCTAGCTAGTTTTGATTCGTCTACCTTTACTTCAACTAATGGATGGGTTGAACTAACAAATGGTGCATTAACTCTTTCTAAATTAGAAACTATTGCAAATAATCGAATACTTGGTAATATAAGTGGTGGTGCACTTGCGCCATATGCTATTCCAAGTACAACAGGATCTGGTATAAATTCAGTATTGTTAACACAAAATGACGGATCAATACGAGTTGAAAGTTTAAGATTAGGTGGTAACAATACTTATGAAGTCTTAAGTTTAAGTGGTACACAGTTAAACGTAAAAACTCCGGCACAAGGAACAGTCTTTACCGCAAATGGTGCAGTAAAGCCAACTATGCAAGTACCTGGTAATATTGACATAGGTAGTGCAGGAACTACCCAGTCAATACTACAAACTAACTCAGCACTTGCTGGAGAAAGTAATTTAGCAGTTGATTGGATTTATTCTAGCTTTATTGAAGCACCTGCTGAAAGAGGGACAGCATCTACAGGTATAGCAATTGGTGCTAGTACCGGTGTTACTACTGCTGGACAAGTTGGTATATTAGTAGCTGATGTTGGCGGCGGAACAACCGTTAAACCGTTTACTTTTAGTAAAACAGGTGTAGTACCAGACGTCGATGCAGTATATGATATAGGTAGTGCAAGTTTTGGTTATAATGTTATTTACGGAACATCAACATCGGCACGCTATGCTGACTTGGCTGAAAATTACACAGCGGATGCTATTTATGAACCCGGAACTGTTGTTGTGTTTGGCGGAGAGTTTGAAATTACAATTGGTTCTCGTAAAGGAGACGTGAGAGTAGCAGGTGTTGTTTCAACTAATCCGGCACATTTAATGAACGATAAGATGACAGGTGAAAATGTAACCGCAGTTGCATTAACTGGACGTGTACCAACTAAGGTACTTGGTAAGATTAAAAAGGGTGACTTAATGGTTACTAGTCCAATAAAGGGATACGCATGTGTTGATAATAATGCTAAGATTGGTACTATCATAGGTAAGGCACTTGAGAATAAAGATGATGACGGATATGGCATCATCGAAGTAGTTGTAGGAAGGGTATAATGGCACAACAAACCGTTAATATAGGTAGTTCTCCTAATGCAGGAGACGGCGATCCAACTCGTGTAGCCTTTACAAAAGTTAACATAAACTTTGACGAAGTTTATTCAAGAATTGATACTCTTGAAGAGGGTCCGGGTACAGGTACTACTGTAATCAATAGTATAATTGGTAACGTGTATGCTGAAGATTCAACTCTTTTAGTTGACGCACAGAACGCATCAATAAGCTGGAGCAACATAGTAAATGCTCCAGATTTCTTAACAGAAGTAACAGATATAAATGGATCAGTTTTTGGTGACGATTCAACTTTGTTAGTTGATGCAGTTAACAGTTCTATTCCATGGAATGTTATTAGTGATGTTCCAAATTTTCAATTAGCAGATGCTCCTTATACTGGAGATGTGCAAGGATCAATATTTGGCAATGATTCAACGCTTTTAGTTGACGGTGTGAATAATACTATTCCATGGAATGTTATTAGTGATGTACAAGTAACTGAATCACAACTATTTGTTGACTTTGCTAGTATTATTGCGGTTCAATTACAGAACAACGGCTTTCCTGTTCAAATGGCAACACAAACATTAGATATAAGCGGAAGTGTTTTTGCTGATGACTCCACGATGCTAGTTGATAGTGTGAACGGATTAATAGTTGGTAATGTTCAAACAGAACGAGTTGACGGTAATGATAGCGAAGACGGAGTTATATTACGAATCCAAGCCGGTATGGGAATTGTTACAGAGGGTGGTGAACTCTTATTGAGCGGTGGTTCTGGCACAACAAGAGGTGGAAATCTTACAATTCAAGGCGGAAGTGGATTAGGTGATGCCGGTGGTGATGTCTATATTAACGGTGGCGACGGTATTACTACCGACGGAGTTATCTATATAGGAGTTAATAACACCAATTGGTTACAATTTAATACTCCTACTGTTTATATCAACAATAATGGTGAACCAAACCCGCAAGCAGGAATGATTGCATATTCCGATGGAACAGCATGGAATCCGGCGGGTGATGGATTACAACATCTTAACGCATACCTAAATGGTGTTTGGGTTCAAATTGCTTAAATACAGTAGGAGAGAAACATGACTGTAGAATTAATTAATTTAGGTAGAATAGCAAACGACGGAACCGGTGACGATCTCCGAGAGGCATTTATCAAAGTAAATAATAATTTTGAAGAATTAGATCTACGTCAACCCGAGGCTACTACTGCGTCAAATAAGGGCGCTTCCGGAGAAGGAATTTTTTCTTCTAAAGTAGTAAATGATTTACAATTTAAGAAAATTATAGCCGGAACTAATATTACCCTTTCTTCTACTACAAATGATATTACTATTAGTTCGTTGGGAGGTCTACAAGATCTAAATATTAATTCAGATAGCGGAACTGTAGCATTAGAAGATGGCGACACATTAACTATAATAGGCGGTACTGACATTGAAACTAGTATTAGTGGTACTACCTTAACTATCAATTATACCGGAATAGCATCATTGTTGGCTGATCCCTCCCCTCAATTAGGTGCCGACCTTGAAGGTGATCAAAACGACATCGTTAATATCAATATCATACAAGCTAATAATTTTCAAGGGTCGCTTGATGGGTTAGTTTACGGAATTGATATTAGAACTATTAATTCATATTTTAATGATTTTGATTTTGGAGATGTTTCAGATCCTATATCTAGTGCATTTGAATATATAGTAAGAAACGTAGATGTAGATATGGGCACAGCTACAAACCCTAGTGAAGTTGAGATAGATTTCGGTACTAGTTAATACCCTGCTAAATATGATATACGAGGGGATATAGTATGTCAAATATTTGGAATCTACCATCAGGTTCAACACTTAGTACGCTGATAGAGAGGGTAACTGTTTCACTTGAGCTTCCGCTCGCAAATGGTTTAGTTAATCCGTCTATAGTAAAAATAAGTGGAAGTTTACCTTCTGGTCTACGATTAGTTGGTACTAGAATAGAAGGAACTCCGTTTCAAGTTTCAAGAGATGAGATTTCAACTTTTGTTTTACGGGCAACATTAACAGACGGAAGGTTTGAAGATAGAACCTTCCAGGTTGTTGTTTCTGGTCCTGATTCACCAATATGGTTAACAAATGAAGGATTATTACCAATAGGTAATAATGGTCTCTTCTTTATAGTTGACAGTTCGTTAGTTGATTTTGAATTACAAGCAATTGATGAAGATATTCCAGCAGGCGACGAATTAGAATATTTTATTGCAGATGACGACGGAGAATTACCTCCCGGACTTACATTATCAGCTGATGGAAGAATATCTGGTATTGTAGATCCTATACTTGCATTGGATAGAGCAGCGGGGTCTGGATATTTTGATGCAAATGGTTATGACGGATATCCATATGATTTTGGAGTATTAAGTGCAAGCGGATATGATTCATTTTTTTATGATTCCGGATTTTATGACGATGCAATCCCAACTCGTTCTCCTAAAAAATTAAATAGATTTTATCAATTTGCCGTTACAGTGAGTGATGGTGACACTGTAACAAGAAGAGTATTTCGTATCTATGTTGTTGGTGACGATTTTCTTAGAGCAGATAATACTATCATGCAGGCTGGGACCGGATTGTTTACGGCAGACAATACCTATGTTCGTACTCCAATCTGGTTAACTCCAAGTGAACTTGGTTATAGACGAGCTGATAATTACCTAACTTTATTTTTAGATACACTTGACACTAGTGAAGTACAAGGAAAGATTCGATACCAGTTAGTTCCAGAAAATGATGATAACACTCTTTCTGTATTACCACCAGGTATGACATTAGACAGTATAACGGGTGAAATTTATGGACGAGTTCCGTATCAACCTGCTGTTACTAGAGAATATAAATTTACAGTAAGAGCAACTCGATTTACAGGAGATATTAATCAAGTTACTGTAACTGGTGTTGTGTATGAAGATACATTAATAGGAAAAACTTTTCTCAAAATTAATAAACTACCAACCGGTTTAGATGACGGAGTTGATGATTTAAATTCACTTCTTAATCGTAGAGTTAAGATTGAAAACTCTGCTTATACTATAACCGCAGTTAATGGAACTTTTGACAATTATGATCTATTAACCCTGTCATCCAGTTTGGCTCCTGCTTTTGCAATTAATTTAAACGAAGAGGCAATCAGTCCACAGACTTATATCTTTGTAAAAAGTTTAGTAGAAAGTCAAAAAGTAAGATTACAAGGTAGTACCTTTCGATTTACAGACACCGAATTGTATAATGTCCAAAGTATTACTCCATTTACAACTTGGGTAATTGAATATTCAGACTCGTCTAACTTAGAGATAGATCCAACAAATATTGGTCTACCTTCGGTTGTTGAGACATTTGACGAAGCTGTTGCGAGAGTTTTTCCAACCGCAGTGTTTGAAACCAATGCTGATAACCAACTCATTCTCCGTGTTCCTTCTACTAGTACAAATAGAAATATATCAAGAATTGAATCTTTGTTTGCACCATCTAATAGTTTAATTACGATAGAAGCAACGTTAACTGATTTTTATGATCGTATTGATTTAGACGTTGGATTACAAAGGACATTAGAAGCAGGACGCAATATAGGTATAGGAGCATACTCGGATACTTCATTCTCAATAAATGTAATAACGGGAGCAACAGACGAAACTACACAACCATTTAAAGATAAAACATTTACAGTTAAGATATTAGGTGATGTTGAATCAACTATAACTTGGTTAACTCCATCTGATCTTGGAACTATTAATGCCAATTTCCTAAGTACATTTAAAGTAGAAGCACAAACTTCGGTTCCGAATGCAAAATTGTTGTATCGTGTAATTGAAGGTAGGTTACCGCCTGGGTTAGAAGTTGTATTTGATGGAGAGATAATTGGTAAGGTTAAACAATTTGGTGAAGTTGGTCAACCCGGATTAACTGTTTTTGACAGTGGAAATTGTATATTTGACGGAGCCGATACATCTTTTGATAGAGAATATGTCTTTACAGTTGAAGCAAGAGATAGGTTTAATTTTTCCGCTACCACTAGAACATTTACAATATCAGTAATAGATCCAAATGATTTACTTTATAGCAATCTATATTTGAAACCATTTTTACCTATATCACAAAGGCAAGCATATACTCAGCTTATATCAAATCCTGATATATTTCCATCTGAATTAATATATCGTCCGAACGATCCTGCTTTTGGATTACAAAGAGATGTAAGAATTTTAGCTTATGCAGGAATTGAAACTAAAGAGGTTGAAAATTATGTTGCCGCTGTTGCTAAGAATCATGGCAGAAAAAAATTTAAATTAGGTAACATTAGAACCGCAATAGCTAAGAATCCGGGTAGCAACGATATAGTTTACGAAGTAGTCTATGTAGAAGTGATAGATCCTTATGAATCAAGAAACGGTAAAGTTAGGGAAAGTTTTTCAACCCTTAATAACGATAAGATAACAGCAGACATGATCAACTACGATACCCAAAAGGACTCTTTTCAAACAAATACCGGTTTACCTGAAATGTATGTTAATGGAAATAGAATAACAACAGAACAACTTTATCATAAAATTTCGGGGGATGATACTATCATAACAATCGGAGACGAAGATATAATAGATGAAAATGGAAATATGGTCACGGTTGTCTCTACTACAGATAGTGAACCTTTTAAATTTCGTCCTCGTAAAGGGATGAATACAATAACAGCAGACAGTGATGCGGTTAATGTTGGAAACAAAGGTGATAATACTCGTTACATTTCTAACATTACGAATATGAGAAACCGTATAAAAGAAACAGGAGTAACTGAAAGAAACTTTTTACCATTATGGATGAGAACGGCGCAGTTGGGAGGCATACAAGAGATTGGATATACTCTTGCTCTTCCTTTGTGTTACTGCATAGCCAGCGGTTCTTCACAAATAAAACTTAATTTAGAAAACAATGGTTTTGATTTCAAGACACTTAACTTTGAAATCGATCGTTATGTGATAGATAGCACAACAGGTAATTCAAACGAGCAATATATCTTGTTCGCAAATTATCAATTCAATATAGCATAATGATAAATATAGAGAGGAAATAACATGAGTAGTAACATAGTAAGCACCACAATTGACGCGGAATATCCAGTTGCGGGACAAGATAACGATACCCAAGGATTCCGTGATAATTTTTCTATCATAAAAGACAGTTTAGCAGCAGCTAAGGCCGAAGTTGAAGAATTGCAAGACGACACCGCAAAGGTCAATACAGGAAATGATTTTTCAGGAAATGACATAAGTGATGCCAACCTTGTTCAGATAACAGAAGAGTTTATTGAACTTGGTACATTTGCCGGTAGCTTTGATTTTAGTTTTTTAAACGGACATTATCAAACCGCAGTTATTTCTGATAACCTTGCTGTTAATTTTGTTGATTGGCCTCCTTCTGGTAAATTAGCAAAGATGCGAATTGAATTAATTCCAAATAATGCTACTCAAAAGACATTGTCTTTTACATCCGAAGCTGGCGGAATTTTAATTAAATCTTCTGATTTTCCATCACCGTTTACTATTGAAAATTTTACAAATCACTATATAATGGATGTATGGACATATGATGGTGGAAATACTGTTTATATGAAATATGTTGGATTGTTTGTTTGATGCATCCGCTAGTTGGAGATTTATCTAAATTAACTGACAATGATCTAGATGAAAAGACTCGAGACATTCGTCGAAAAGTCTTTATGGTGAGAAACCCAGAAGTACAAGCTCAACTTATAAACGCATTACAGGATTACGAAGAAGAAGGCAGACGTCGACAATCTTTAGCACTCAAAAAAATGCAAGAAAAAGACGATGATTCACTTGACGGATTAATAAATATAAGCTAAAATAAAAGCATGAAGATTGACAAATTTGGTGTTCTTTGCTTTTCATTTAACGAAATTATTGATACACTCTATCAAGGAAAGATAGAGTCCGTACCTAATATGGTCTTTGAACAGTGCAAAGAAATAAAAGAATACAACGATTCTGCAAAGTCATTAGGTACAGACCAATTGAGGTTGTATCAGCCTCAAGATTGCACGATTGAAGAATTTGATTCTAATTTACAATCTATTTGGTTTATTCCAGAAGAATATAAAAACAAAGATATTTTAACCTATTGCTTATCTTTATGTGAAAACAAAGATCAAGAAGAACGAGTTAAAGAAGAATATGAAGAATTTAAAAAAAGAGATATGATACCATTACTTCAATTTTTATTATATCTTGTAGAATTTATGCGAAAAGAAAAAATAATTTGGGGTGTAGGACGAGGTAGCTCTGTTGCGAGCTTTGTCTTATTCCTTATAGGAATTCATAAGATTAATCCAATCCAGTATAACCTGGACTGGAAAGAGTTCCTGAGATAAGTAAAAATAGGAGGACATTTTAAATGCCAGCAAAAGAATCTCAAAGAAGAACACACAGAACAGCAAATGGAAAAACTATTGATATGGATATGCTTCGCAAGCGTAATGAATTAACATTAGCAGTTGGTAACCAACGTGTTAACGCACGCGGAGACGAAATTGGACCCGGCGGAAAGATAATTCGAAAACGCGAAGATGTAATGAGAGACTACTACACAAGTCAAGAAGGTCTAGTACCGGATGAAATTTCTTCCGGTTCTAAAAAAGAACATATCGAAAAGAGATTCCTAGAGGATAAAAATCTTCTTACTGAGGATACACCTAATCGCTCTAAGAAGAGATCAAAGAAAGAAGAAGCTGTTGCAGAAACAGTTGATGCTCCTACAGCCGCAGAAGAAGCTGAATGGGAAGAAGACGAAGACGGAAATTTTACAAGGAAGTAATATGCAGAAATTTACAGGAAGACTAAGACCTGTTAAAGACAGAGTTATCGTTCAAGACATGGAATTTGGTGAGCAAATAACCAAATCAGGACTTGTACTTCGTTCAGACGACGGTAAAAGCGAAGGAATAAAACCACGTTGGGGTAAGGTTTATGCAAAAGGACCCACTAACAAAGACGAATACCAAGTTGGTAATTGGGTTCTTGTAGAACACGGTAGGTGGACTCGAGGAGTAGTGTTTAATGAAGAAGACGGCTCTAAAATTACATTAAGAATGGTAGAAGCTAAGTCGATAATGCTTGCAAGCACAAGTGAAGAAAAACCAACTGACTACCCAACTAAGGCCATTGATTATGACTGATAAAATAGATTTAAACAGGTATAAAGAATTTGTAGAAGAAGTAACTTCAAATGAATCTAATAATTTAGAATCATTAACAACCAGGTTGCAGGAACTCGATAAAACTGTTAATATAGCTTTATTGTTAACAGGTTCTAGCGGTATCGCTAGTGAAGGAGGAGAATTCAGTGAAATTGTTAAAAAGTGTGCATTTCAAGGTAAGCCTATGGATGACGCAACTGTCTACCATCTTAAAAGAGAGTTGGGCGATATTATTTGGTACTGGATTAATTCTTGTCGAGCACTTAACCTTGATCCTAATGAAGTAATTGCAGAAAATGTCAAGAAACTTGAAAGCCGGTATCCAGGCGGAACCTTCGACATCTACCGAAGTGAAAATCGAAAAGAGGGCGACCTCTAAAGAATGGCAGGCTTTTGAAAATATAAAAGCCTCATTAAGTGAAAATCATTTTATAACAATACCAATGAGTCCCGGAGAATGGTATCTCAATGCTGAACTTCGAGACTCGTCACTTGCTAAATATAGACTGCGTGAAGACTGGAAAAAATATCATAGTCATCTTGCACTTCTTGGATTATCATATGATCAGTATCTTGACTCATGTCAACGTAGGTTAGCACTTTATAATCCAGAAATATTAGCAAAAGAAATTTTAAGTGTGCAACCAATGACTGATTTATATACAAATATGGTCAGTAAATATCATGGAGATTCAGAATGAACACATCACAAACAATTACGTATGACGAAGGATTGCGTCAATTTATGATTAATCTATTTAATCAAACTGCAATCGGAGTTGGTATTACCGGATTAATTGCATGGATAGTTGCATCTGTACCTGCAATTTCCAGTCTTGTCTTTGGAACCCCATTAATATGGATAGCTATGTTTGCTCCTCTAGGAATGATACTTTGGTATTCATTCCTAGGTAGACAAAGTATGAGCCTTAATGGAATAAAGGCTTTTTATTATATTTTTACCGCTGTCATGGGTGTTAGTATGGCAAGCATCTTTATGCTTTATACCGGTGTAAGTATTGCTCAAGTATTTTTTATTACTTCGGCAGTTTTTGGATCTGCAAGTATATATGGTTATACCACTAAACGAGATCTAACTGCAATGGCATCTTTCTTAGTCATTGGGTTAATTGGAATTATCATCGCAAGTATTGTTAATATTTTTCTTGGATCTTCTATGTTGATGTTTATTATCAGCATATCAGGAGTGGTTATCTTTACAGGATTAACTGCTTGGGATGTGCAATATGCAAAAGAAATTTATTCTAAGACTTCGGGTGAAGAGCAAGATAAAGGCGTATATGATGTTGCAATCAATCTATATCTAAACTTTATCAATCTTTTCCAGATGTTGATGAACCTATTAGGAGAACGAAAATAATGAAAGTTATTAATCTTTGGGCTGGACCAGGTGCTGGAAAATCTACTACTGCGTCTGGTCTTTTCTATTTACTTAAGACTAATGATTATAATGTAGAATTAGTAACCGAATATGCTAAAGACATGACTTGGGAAGGTCGTCATAATATATTAAACGACCAAATTTATGTTACGGCAAAACAGAACCGAAGGCTCTCTCGACTGTTAAATCATAATATGGATTTAGTAATTACCGATAGTCCTTTGCTGTTAGGTGTACATTATGCTCTTCCCGGATATCTTTCAGACACGTATGAGCCCTTATTAATGGAACTTTGGAATCAATACGAAAATACAAATTTCTTAATTAACCGAACTAAGAAATATAATCCGATTGGAAGAAACCAAAACGAAGATGGTGCTCGAAAGATTGATCAAGATTTAATAGAATTTCTTAAGACAAGAAACTTGTCATATGAAACAGTAGACGGTGATGTAAACGCACCACATAAAATATTTGAAAAATTAAAAGACCTAAATCTAATCACTTGACATTTTGTAAATTTACGCTATTATAAAGCATGAGATTAAGTACAGATAAATTAACAGGTATAGGTACTACTGGTGCAACAGGTATTGCACTAATGGTTTTACATGCAACAGGATATATTATAGGATGGGCTTGGCCCATCCTATACATTCTCTTGATTATAGCTGGCATGGGCCAAGAAACAGAAGGAAAGAAAAAGAATGCCGCAACACGCAATGATTGACCTTGAAACATTAGATACCAAACCAAATTGCACCGTTCTTACATTAGGTGCTGTAAAATTTGATCCAAACTCTCTTGAAGAGCCACACAGCGAACTTTACTTAAAGTTTGATATTGATCAACAAAGTGATTTAGGACGAAGTGTAAGTGATGACACTATTGAATGGTGGGCAAAACAATCTCCAGAAGCACAAGCTGCTGCATTTGACCCTGATGGACGTGTTACCGTAGAAGACGGGCTTGATCAACTTACTAAATGGATATGGGGATCTAATACTATTTGGGGGCAAGGATATGGATTTGATATGACTATTCTTGAAGATATGTATCGTATGGTAGGAAAACCCATTCCATGGCAATTTTGGCAAATTTTAGATAGTAGAACACTTTTTAAAGTATTGGGAATTGATCCGCGCAAGGGTATCCAAACCAATGAACACAATGCACTAGCAGATGCATACTATCAAGCCAAAGCAGTACAGATAGCTTATCAGACTATGGAACAAAAATGATGAGACCGGAAAACATATTTATGTGTATATTCTCATCTGCATTCTTTTTAGTAGCAATTTATACAGTGTTCCTTCTTATTCCTAATAATATTGAAAAATCAAAATTAAGATACGAGGCATCTGTAACTGTTTGTGAAGAAAATGGTTATCAATTTATGTTAATTCCAGTAGACGAAAGTAGTGGAGCTATCTATGTTTGTGTGGATGAAATGAGCAGACTATACCATGTAGGAGATTTATTATCTAAATGAAAGAATTATGGACTGAAAAATATCGACCAAAAACAGCAACGGGATATGTCTTTCGAGATGAGGCCCAGAAAAAACAAATAGATACTTGGATTAAAGATAAGAGTATTCCACATTTGCTTTTCTCAGGACATGCAGGTATTGGCAAAACTACCCTTGCTAAACTTTTGCTTAATGAACTTGAAGTGAATGATTTAGACATACTTGAGATAAACGCTTCGAGAACTAACTCAGTTGAAGATGTAAGAGATAAGATCGTACGTTTTGTACAAATGATTCCTTTTGGTGACTTTAAAGTGGTCTTACTTGATGAGGCTGATTATCTTTCACCAAATGCACAAGCTGCACTTCGTGGAGTTATGGAAGAATATCACACAACGGCAAGATTTATCTTAACATGTAATTATCCAAATAGGGTTATTCCTGCATTGCATTCACGGTGCCAAGGATTTCATATTTCAAAGATAGACCAAACTGAATTTACTGCCAGAGTTGCAGAAATTCTTATATCAGAAGGAGTTAATCCAGATCTAGATATACTCGATACATATGTTAAAGCTACCTATCCAGATTTAAGAAAATGTATTAATATGGTACAGATGAACTGTTCGGATGGTAAATTAATATCACCTAGTCAAGCCGATACTGGTAGCCAAGACTGGATGATAGAAATGGTAGACTTATTTAAAGCGGGCGAAATATACAAAGCAAGAAAATTGCTATGTGGTCGAGTTCGTCCTGAAGAAATGGAAGTTATCTATCGATGGCTTTATGATAACATAGAATTATTTGGTGAAAGAGAAAATCAAGATAAAGCCGTTATTATAATTAAACAAGGTTTGGTTGATCATACTTTAGTTGTTGATCCTGAGATCAACCTTGCAGCAACACTAATTAAATTAGGAAGAATATAATGATTAAAGCTATACTAGCATGTGATGACAAAGGTGCTATTGGTCTAAATAAAAGTTTACCGTGGCCAAAGAATAAAGAAGACATGTCTTGGTTTAAGGACCAAACAACCGGACACATTGTAGTTATGGGGTCTAAAACTTGGCTTGGTTCTCCTCTACCAAATCGAAAGAATGTAGTAGTTTCTAAAAAATCTCCAGAAATATATGAGGGTGCATTTAGAGTAATTGGTAAAAACTTGTTAGAAGAAATAAAGAACTTGGAAGAAGAATTTCCAAATCTTATTATATGGGTAATAGGAGGATCACATTTATTTGAAAATCTATTACCGGTTATATCTCAACTTTATCTAACTCGTATACCTGGTGAATTTGATGCTGATACTTTTATTGATTTAAATATAATAGATAAAAATTTCAATAAAATATTAATAACTGATGTTAGGACTGCATCGTTTGAAATATGGGAGAAAAAGAAAATATGATAGAATATCTTAAGGCTTTAGAATATGTAAGAGACAACGGTAAATGGAGAAGTAATAGAACGGATATACCGGCTAAAACAGTTTTTGGTTATCAAATGAGATTTGATTTGCGAGAAACATTCCCAGCAGTTACGACTAAAAAATTAGCGTGGAAGAGTGTTGTAAGCGAACTATTATGGATGCTTGAAGGTTCTACTGATGAACGTAGGTTAGCTGAAATACACTATGGAAAACCAAGAGGTGAATTAATAGGTAAGAATACTATATGGACTGCAAATGCAGATGCTCAAGGAAGAGCACTTGGTTATATCAATAATGATATAGATAAGAACCTTGGGCCAGTATATGGTAGTCAATGGAGAAACTGGGATGCAAAGTTGGGACATGTAGATCAAATTTCAAAACTTCTTGATTCGCTTGAACTTGCTCCAAATAGTAGAAGACACATTGTTTCTTCTTGGAACCCGGATCAAATTGATTTAATGGCATTACCTCCTTGTCATTGTTTATTCCAGTTTCATGTATTAGACAACGAACTTTCGTGTCAATTATACCAAAGGTCTTGTGATCTGTTTTTAGGTGTTCCTTTTAACATCGCTAGTTACAGTTTGCTTACCCATATCATAGCAAAGATTGCAGGATTTACTGTAGGAGAATTTATATGGAATGGTGGAGATGTTCATATATATCAAAACCATCTTGATGCAGTTGACGAACAATTATCGCGGCAACCATACAAAGAACCTAAACTCATAATGCCAGAATTTGAAACATTAGAAGATGTATTGAAATTAACTCCATCTGATTTTAAATTAGAAAATTATCAACATCATTCGGCTATAAATGCAGAGATGGCAGTATGATAGATGTTGAAAAGGTAATATCTAATCTTCGTGAAGTTTATGATCCTGAAATGCCAACTGTTAATGTTTACGATCTTGGATTAATATATAATATTGAAACAAACGATGACGTCTTAAAGATCACTCATACACTAACTAGTCCAATGTGTCCTTTTGCTGAATTTATTATGGAAATGATAAAAGAAGCAGGTATGCAAGACACCGGAGCAACCTCGTGTGAAATAGATCTCACATTTGAACCACCGTTTACTATTGACATGGTTCCCGAAGAAACTAGAATGTATATGGGGTGGGATTAACCCACCCCATATATTCTAATCACCGTATATGTTTAATACTTCTTTAACAGCTTGATGTCTTTCAATATCATTGTCTGTAAATTTAACTATGTCAATATAATTTGTATTGCGTCGATTTAATAATGTAATAAAATCAATTAATCCATTGTCTGCCTGTCGATCTGCTTGTGCTAGGTCTCCAGTAACTGCCATTTCTGAATTTTCACCAATTCTAGTTAATAGCATTTTCATTTGACTTGGAGTTGCGTTTTGCATTTCGTCTGCAATGATAAATGAATCTTTAAAAGTTCTACCTCTCATATAAGCAAGTGGTGCAATTTCTAAAACACCTTCTTCTATCATGCTTTGAAGATCACGTGCAGTGAAATAATCTCGAAGTACATCAAACATTGGTCTTGTCCATGGAGCCATTTTTTCTTCTAATGTCCCTGGCAAAAATCCAAGATCTTCGTCAGCATTAACTGCTGGACGAGTAATAATAATCTTGTCAACGTTACCATCCTTAAACTTCTTAACCCCTGCCAAAACAGCCAGCATGGTTTTACCCGTTCCCGCAGGTCCGATCCCAAACACTATGCTTTTTTCTGGATCAAGTAGCTTGAGGACGTAATCTTCTTGGTGTATGCTTCTTGGTAAGATTTTTACTTCTTTTTTCTTTTCAAAATCTACATTCACTACGTTTGAGAACCGTTCTTGGCGAGCGGCCTTCCTCTTTGCACTCATAAATTTCCTCCTTATGGAAATATAAGTAGGACATCTCTTAGTCCTACAATGATATTTACCGATCATTAATAAGAGTAAAACTAGAAGTTTATAAATCATTATACGATAAATACATTTAAGATAGGAACTCAAATGAAAGATATACTTGACTTACTCAAAAATATTGAGACCATAACTGAAAATCCTAACTCTTTTCAAATTTTAAAAGACTTTGAAAGAGTGTTAGATGAATTAGATTTATATGTTTATGAAAACTGGGAAGATGGCGAACTTGCTATGGGACCAAAAGTTGAAAGATATTGGATCACTTGTGGGTTCATGTGGGACCGTGATAAGATGCCAGATCCAATGGGCGGAAAACGACTCCTTGATTATGATTGTAAAGTTAGATATGCTAAAGAAAGTTTAATGATACCAAGAAAGATTGAAAGCCCTAATGATTTAAGACCCGGTACAAAAAAAGGTAAGATGGATCGAAAAGAAGTTTGGATTGTTGAAATTGAAATGCCAAAGAAATTGATGAAGGATGTGTTTAGCGGACATAAAGAAATTCTTGATCAAGAAATTCAATCCAGAGAAGAAGCAGCACCTGTTGCACAAGATGCTGATGTTGAAGCTGCACAGACTGATGATATAGGTGGCGACATGGAGACCGGAGAAGATATTAGAGGTGCAATATAATGAGTTTAAGAAAAGGGGACCTTCGTAGTTTAGTTCATAATGTAATAGAAATAGATACCTATTCTTCAAAGATGGGAGACGACAAGGATATCGTAACTATTAGTTTTGTGGTTAGAGATAAGGACCCTGCAAAAGATTTAGTAAGATTTATTGAAGGTGGGTATGAGTTTGTTTTGGATGCAGATGAAACCGATGGTGAGCAAGAAGATGCAAAATACAGAGTGTTTGTTGAACTAGAAAGAACAAAGGATGCAATTGATCAAATAGTAGATATATTAGACGGTGTTGGTAAATTAGCAGATGTAGATAATTGGCGATTTCGGTATCACAAAAAGTTTAGAAGCAACAACGCTTCAAGAGAAGAGTTAGAAGGAGAAATTCCAACTGATCCAGATGCTTACCTATTAAATATAAACGAATCGACTATGGATAATTATAAGAATTTTTTCAATCGTTCATTTGTTGATAGCATAGAATTAATGGATGATATCTTAACTATAAGAAAAATATATTCTCAACCTATATCATTTCGAGTTCTTGATTTTGGCGACAGTGTAGAAATGAACGAGGCAATAACCGAATCACTTAATTTTAATGACTGGGCTGAAATTATATACCTTACTAAATACCTCGGAGATTATAATATTAGCAAATATGGACAGAAACTTACTATTGAAAACGAAGGTAAGACACTAGTCCTTAATCGACTTTAAGACAGGACAAGATATGAGATTTACTTTTGATTTTACTAAAGATCAAGTTAGAGAATTACTAAACAATTCAGAATCAGACGAATGGTACGAAGCAATGGTTGAAATATTACCGTTGTGGAGTATTAATACTCCACAACGAGTGGCTGGATTTATCGCACAGACTGCACACGAGAGTAATGGATATCGTAGACTAAATGAAAATTTAAATTACTCTGCAGAAAGATTAAATGTTGTATTTCCAAAATATTTTCGTCTCGCTGGCAGAGATGCAAACAACTACCATCGACAACCTGAAAAAATTGCCAATGTAGTTTATGGTGGTCGAATGGGTAATGGACCAGAGTCAACAGGTGACGGATGGAAATTTCGAGGTCGTGGAATTATACAATTAACCGGTAAGAATAACTATCAAGCATTTGCTCGTGTAATGGACATGAACTTAGATGAAGTAATTGAATATATTGAAACTAAAAAAGGTGCAATAGATTCTGCATGTTGGTTTTGGGATTCTCGAAATTTAAACCAACATGCAGATGAATATGACATATACGAAATGACTCGATTGATAAATGGTGGTGATCATGGATTAGCTGATCGCAAACGCCGTTGGGAGTCTGCATTAGACCTTTTTTCCTCACACCGTTCGGCGATCCGTCGATATCCCCAAACGGTGAAAAAGGGATCTCGTGGAGAAACAGTAAAGAAGATACAAGAGGCATTGGGAATAACAGCAGATGGAATCTTTGGAAGCGGAACCGAAGCACACCTGCGCCGGTGGCAGATGGAGAATGGCCTAGTAGCAGACGGAATAGCAGGACCAAAAACAATATCGGTATTATTGAGATGATACCTTTTTTAGGGTCTCTTAAAATTTATGCTATAATTGGTGTTGCAGTCATTGTTATGATTGGTGGATTTTATTGGTATTATACTGATTCACAATCAAGAATTCAGACGCTATCTGAAAACAATGCCAAACTAGAAACCGCAGTAAGTATAAACGAAGAGACGATTTCTAGCATGAAGGCTGATCAAGAAAAGATAGCGTCTGAACTCCGTAGAGTAAATGAAGAATTTCAAAACATACGTATTCAAAATAATGAATTACGTGATAGATTAGGAAAACATGATATAGGTGCACTTGGTAATGCAAAACCAAAATTAGTTGAACGTGTAATCAATAATGCCAGTGAAAAAGCAGGTAGATGTCTCGAAATATTAAGTGGAGCGCCTCTTACAGATAAAGAAAGGAATGCAAAAAATGCAAGATCGTTCAATAGTGAATGTCCTTTTTTGTGGACTGGTGATTCTCGTCCTTAGTGGATGTAGCTCAGTTAAACCATTAGAAATTTCAGCTAAGCCAATAGACAGGCCAGAACTTGTTCTACCTTCTGCTGATCAACTCAATTTGCGTATAATTGACTGGGTTATTATAACTGAAGAAAATTACGAAGAAGTATTTTCTCAATTAAGAGAAACAGGGAATGATCCTGTTTTATTTGGACTATCTGATAAAGGATACGAAAATTTATCTCTTAATTTAAGTGATGTAAGAGCATTTATCCAACAACAAAAAACTATCATTGCTGCATACGAAAGATATTATAAAGATGCAGAAGTAGCTCTTAGTCGTGCTCAACGAGAAGTTCAATCCGTTAATCAACAAGTAGAAAAAGAAAATAAATCAAGAGACCAAAAATCATTCTTTGAAACAATTAATCCCTTCTGATAAATATTAACATAGAGGGAGGGTTCGATGCCAAGACAAAGACCAGAAGACTTCGAGCCGTATTCAGAATCAGAAACGAGATATTGGACTGGAAGAACGAAGCAAGAAGTTAAAAATGAAGAAATTTACGACGATGCCGTTGTAGTTGAAATGAATGAAAACGGTACAACCAAAAAAGTTAAACTTGACTTAGAAGTTGATACTTCTATTAAGGATTTAGGTGTTAATCCTTTTAAAAATCTAATACACCTTGCAAGGGCGTTAGACTCTTGGAGAATTTTTCCACGGATATTCATTTCTGTTTATATCTATCTGCTTTACGAAGTTGTGATTTGGGCCATGGAAGTAGAAAATTTATCTCTTGAACAATCTGGATTAGTATCTATAATAGTAGGTGCTGGAGCAGCTTGGTTTGGTCTGTATGTTGGATCAGGAAGGCGAAAGAATCCAGACGAATAAGTTAAGTACAGTATGGATGATCATTACAAGACACTCGGAGTACAAAAAACTGCCTCACAAGAAGAAATTAAATCTGCTTTTCGAAAACTAGCAGCAAAACACCATCCTGATGCCGGCGGAGACGAAAACAAATTTAAAGAAATAAGTTCAGCATACGATACGTTAAAAGATCCTGACAGAAGAGCAAAGTATGATGCTCCTCAAAATCCTTTTAATAGCGGACATCATCAAGGTGGATTTAGAGACGATGCATATGTTCATAATGTAGATGATTTATTCTATGATCTTTTCCGTAGAAATGCAGGACGTAATCAACAAATGAGAAATCCAGATATAACAATAGCAGCAAATATTGATCTTATTGATGTATTAGAAGGTAAAGAAATTATAGCTAATTATAGATTACGAACAGGTAGAACCGAAACTGTTACTATTAATGTGCCGCCCGGAATAAAAGATGGCACAACTATGAGATATGCAGGATTAGGCGACGAAGGAATTCAGGGTGTACAAAGAGGAAATCTCTTTGTTAAAATAATAATAATTCCAGATCAAAAATGGATTAGACAAGACGATGATTTAATTGTCATAAGTGATATTAATGCACTAGATTTAATAATTGGATGTAGTCACGAAGTCACTACTATTGAAAAGAAAAAAGTCAAAGTTAAAATTCCTGCTGGTACTAAAAATGGAACTGTTTTTGGAGTAAGCAATCACGGATTACCAAATATAAACAATAAAATAAGAGGCAGATTATTAGTCAAAGTACACGCAAATATTCCTAAAATAGAATCCAATGAAGTTATGGATAAGTTAAGAGAATTAAGAAAAGATTTAAATTCTTGACATTTTATGAATATAGTATACAATATAACATAAACTTTATTTTAAAGGAGTAATTATGGTCGAACCGTCTAAAGAACTATCTTCTATTTTCGAAAAAGCAGTAGAAATAGCAAAGAATTTACGTCATGAATATGTGACGTTAGAGCATCTATTGTTCGCAATGCTTACAGAAGAAAATTTTGTAAAATTGCTTGAGGGATACGGAACAGAGGTAAACTACGTTCAAACTAATTTAGATAAGATGCTTAAGACTAAGCTAGATGATATCAAGGTTGATTCTTCAATTACAAAATATAAGCCAAAGAAGACTCAAACAGTTGAGCGAGTATTAAATCGTTCATTTACACAGGTCTTGTTTAGTGGCGGTCGTACAATGGAACTTACTGATGTACTCATAAGTATGTTGCATGAAAAGAAGTCAATGTGTTATTATTATTTGACTCAAGCTGGTATTGACCGATCATCTTTTGCTGAATTTGTTAATACAGAAATTGAAGAAGCAATAGAAGCTGAAGAGATCACACAAGGTGAACAAAAAGCACTAAAGACTTTTACCGTTGACCTGAACAGAAGAGCAAAACAGAAAAAGATTGATCCTGTTATTGCCCGTAGTGCAGAACTTGATCGTATTGCACTTTCACTTGGTAGGCGTAATAAGAATAACGTAATTCTTGTTGGTGATCCTGGTGTAGGTAAGACTGCAATTGTTGAAGGACTAGCATACAAGATTGTAAATGGTGATGTTCCAGAATTTCTAAAAGATTACACAGTTTACAACCTTGATATAAGTTCAATGCTTGCAGGATCTAAATACCGAGGTGACTTTGAAGAACGCTTTAAGGCAGTATTGAGTGCCATTGTTAAAAAAGGTAAGTGTGTTTTGTTTATTGATGAAGCACATATGATGAATGGTGCTGGGTCTGGTTCTTCTAATAATGCAAATGACTTGGCTAATATGCTTAAACCTGCATTAGGTAAGGGCGATGTTAAGGTTGTTGCTTCTACTACATGGGAAGAATACAGAAAGTATTTTGAACAGGATCGTGCATTAATGAGGCGCTTTCAACGTGTTACAGTTAATGAACCTAGTGCATCTGAAGCAGAAGAAATTCTTCTGTCTATCAAACAGTATTATGAAGAATTTCATGATGCTGTTATTACAGACGGTGCTATTAAAGAAGCAATTAAATTGTCAGTTAAATATCAACCAGATAAGAAATTGCCTGATAAGGCAATAGATCTTATTGATGTTGCATGTTCTCGATTTAAATTGATAAATCAAACTGAAAACAAGACAGTAGATGTTGAAAATATTCAACGCGAACTGTCTCATATGGTTAACATAGATGCTGATCGAATTGCTGAAAAAGAAAGCGAGAATATGGCTAACCTTGAAAAGAATATCTTAGGCAAGGTATATGGTCAAGATTCTGCTGTTACTGCACTAGTTGATAAGGTTATTATTGCACAAGCTGGATTGCAAGAAGATGATAAGCCAATTGGTTCTTTTGTCTTTATGGGACCAACTGGTGTAGGTAAGACTGAAACAGCAAAGGCTTTGTCAGAAGAACTAGGCGTTAAGCTAGTAAGGTTTGACATGACAGAATATATGGAGAAACACTCTGTATCTAGGTTGATTGGTTCTCCTCCAGGCTACGTTGGATTTGAAGACAATGCAGGTGCGCTCATCACAGCAATTCAAGAAAATCCTAACTGTGTGTTATTGCTTGACGAAATAGAAAAAGCACACCCTGATGTTTCTCAAATATTGTTGCAGATTATGGATAATGGAAAGTTAACTGGTGCAAATAATAAGGTTGCAGATTTTCGTAACGTAACTCTTATCATTACCACTAACCTTGGTGCATCAGATGCAGAAAAGAAAAACATTGGCTTTAGCACTCCTTTAGATAAGGAATATGATTTAAAAGCTGTTGAAAAATTCTTTGCTCCTGAATTCCGTAACAGACTTGATGGTATTATCAAGTTTGGCAAGTTGCCTAAGGAAATCATAATTAAGATAGTTGGAAAATTCATGCGTGAGCTAAAACTTAAAGTAAAAGAAAAGGGAGTCAATATTGAAATGACTGGCGAAGCCTTTGATTATCTTGCAGAAAAAGGATTTAGCCCAATGTATGGTGCCCGTCCTCTTAAGCGTCTAATAAACGACGAGATCAAACGCCCTCTAGCTAAAGAAATGCTATTTGGTCTTCTTAAGAATGGCGGAACTGTTACAATTAACGCTCATAATGATGCACTAGAGTTTGACATTACGCATGAGGTGCTAACAATTGAAGAGGTATAAGACCAAAAAATTATTCTATGGTAAATATCTCTACAGAACACGGGTTAGGCATTGCCTAACCCGTTGGCTTGATTATCCAAAATATAAAACAACCAACGCATTACTTGATAGAATAGATAATAAATTTAACGAGTTAAATAGTAAGCCGTATCCCGATACTGAAATTTGTATTAATCCATTAGTACCAGTAAAAAGAACAATTAATATATCGTTTAAAGAATATCAAGATGCTCTAAAATTAAAAGAGATTTTAACTAAAAATAAAGATTTTTCTTTAAGAAAAGAAAATAACGAACTAATGATCTATACAAACGATATGGATATTCCTAACAAACTTATTAAGGCTAATTTAGCAATTGATTTAACTGAACCAGATCCAAATAATTTGTCTTCTTTAGAATCTGGTAAATTAATAGTATCAGATGCATTTAAGGATTATAAGTACAAAGTGATAGTAAATAATATTTCAGATAGTAAATTTCCTAAATGGGTAGAGAATAACAAAGGTAAGATAAAGATTTCAGAAGGGGGAGCTAAAGAATTAAAAAATGGTCATGTTATATCTTCTCTTCAAATATATGTAAGAGACGATATAATGCTGACTGTTCTCAATATGAGAATATCTGATAAGATAAAGAAAGTTTATGAATTAGAACATAACTAAATCTTTGATAAATATTTACATGGAAAACAGCCAAATTATTCTATCTAACGAAGTACACCCAGGAGATAGTTCAACTGAATCTATAACAGGTGAAAAATTTAAAGGTGACGGTTATTATGGACGAGCAGACGGATTGCATACGGTCCAATACAATCTTAATGGTTTTATAGGAACTATTAGTATGCAAGCATCTTTGGCAGTTATGCCAGTTGAGGCTGATTGGTTTACAATCAATCCTGCAACACATTCCAGTGAAGAGTCGGATGGTACTAATGCTTCGGGTGCATTCATTTATAACTTTACAGGAAACTTTGTTTGGGTGCGAGTTATTGTCCAAGATTGGACAGACGGAAGTATCCGTAACATATTATTAAACCACTAAGGAAAAAGATGGAACATTTTATTGGCGTTGGTATAAACAAATACAAATTAGAAAAATTGAAAGATGATGGAATTGTTGAATCTTTATTGAACATGACCGATCTACTTTATGAATCAGGATTTGTATCAGAAATGGCTATTGCCGAAGGCAACGATAAAGATGAAGAAATCTTGATGATTAAGATGCCGGGTGATCTTACAAATGAACAAGCCGACGTGATCGTAAATAAGTTAGCAGACAAATTATTTGATCACGGACACACTGAATTTGATATATATGTATCAGGTGACGGAGGTTCCGAATGAAATTAGTCGAAATGGGATTTGTTAAAGATGACGACAAAGGTATGGATTTTGATGTCCGAGATGACCTTGTTGTCTATATGAGAAACGATCCTAGTTTTTATCGTCGATATTATTATCCAACGATGGCTAAAATGTCTGACATCTATAAAAAGAAAAAGAAAATAGACAAAAGTGATCTTTCAACATTAATTGATCGTGCTATTCCTATGTATATGAAAAAATATAAAATCAATCGTGCACCAAAAGATATATTTACAGACGATGATAAAAATAGTATAATAGAGATGATAGTTGCAGAAGAAGAAGACGAAATCAGAAACGGAGAATACTAATGATTTTAAGTGAGCTAGTTGAACCAAAAGGTAAAACAGCAGTAGTTGCCTTCGGTCGTATGAATCCTCCTACAATCGGTCATGCTAAATTAGTTGAGACCATTAAATCTATAAAAGGAGATCATTTTCTTTTCTTAAGTCAAACACAGGAATTAGATAATAATCCTTTAGATTTTAATACCAAAATAAAATTTGTAGAACAATTTTTTCCTGAAATTACTGTGGGTAACTCAGATGTAAAAAATCCTGTACAGATGCTTCAGAGATTGCAAGAACAAGGTTATACTAAAATTATCTATGTTGCAGGCTCCGATCGGATTGAACAATTTCAAAAATTATTTGATTCTTATAATGGAAAATCAGACAAGAAGGGTGTGATTCCATTTGAGTTTGAATCTATACAAGTAATCAGTGCAGGAGATAGAGATCCTAATACAAAGGGTACCGCTGGAATGAGTGCCAGCAAAATGCGAACTGCTGCCAAAAATGGTAATTTTACTTATTTTAAATCTGGTGCTCCTGCATTAGCAGAGGAATTATACGATGCGGTTCGTGAAGGTATGGGCATTAACGAAATTAATTTTAAGAATGTTGCTATGAATGTAGCCCTGCCGCCACATACAAAAGAGAAAGTTATCAAAGCTGCATTAAAGGATGGCATTCAAATAGCTGCAAATGAGTTTAACCTTTCTCCTCGATTTGTGCAAGAGTTAATTAAGAACTATAAGAAGAAATAAATGGATGATCTTGATGCAATTAAAAGACTAGCCGGAGTTAATAATCCTCGAGCACCAATGAATCAATCAGAAGTGATTGAAAATATGAGTTATACTGCAACGGCTCTTAAACAAAAAGAACGAGAATTAGGAATAAAACCCGGTTCTCAAGAATGGTTTGATCTTTGGTTTAGTCTTCCTGCTATGCAAGGTACCAGTGGATTTAGAGGAAGACGTAAATGAAACTTAGAGAACTGTTTAATAATGAAGAAGATCAACTTGGAGTTAAGACTCCTAGTGTAAATGAAATTGCAGAAAAGCATGGTGTTGATCGTGATGTAATACTATCTCAATTAGGCAAAGGTATTAGGATTGAGATAGAACACACAAAAGATAAAATTCTTGCTGCGGAAATTGCTCGAGATCATCTCGCTGAATTTCCTGATTATTATGACAGACTTGCTAAGGCAGAAATCGAAGATGCAGAAGAAACATACAACGGAGATGAATTCTATGAAGCATACGGTGAACTTTGGTTTAACGAAGACGAACAATTAGACGAAGCAGAATATCAAGGTCGATCAGTAACACTTGGTAAACCTATGCAGGGTGATGTTAAAAAATTCAAAGTATATGTAAAGGATCCTAGTACAGGTAATGTAAAAAAGGTTAACTTTGGTGATCCTAATATGCGAATAAAGAAAAGCAATCCTAAACGCAGGAAAAGTTTTAGAGCAAGACATAATTGCGACAATCCAGGACCTCGCACAAAAGCAAGATATTGGAGTTGCAAGAAGTGGTAACCTAATGAGATTTAAAGAAATACTAGAAGTTAAGATTGATAATGTTAGAGGTATAGGAGCAGTTCCAGATAATCAAGAAGTTGATTATAAAGGGATGAAAGTTCTTATGCGTCCTAGCACTTTCTTAAAACTAGCAGCTCCGTTAGATAAAGAACCAGAAGACAAGATCATAAATCATATAAGACAAGGAGGGGCAATTGGCGCCCCTTTTCTCTTGATCAATATTCCTCAAGAATGGGAAGAAGGTAATTTTGATCAACCATTAAAGATAATAGGTCACGAAGGTCGAAACAGAATGAAAGCAATAATGAAATTGGAAGGCAATGATCTAATCGAAGTTCATCTTTTGCTAAGTAATGGTATGAGAGCAAGACATCTTACACCTGAGATAAAAGATAAAATGATACAAGGTGCGACAGCAGAACGTAGTTCAAATTACATAAGCGGACCATTATACAAGGAAATAACATGAAAATATATGAAATAATGATAGAAACAGCCAGCGCTGGGGGATCAAGCGCAGGAGCAATTGCAGTTGTTGCCAATCCTAAATCAAAGAAAAATACTAATCAAAAAAAGAATAAAAATAGAACTGCAAAAAACGCATTAGATAGCAAAGACAATCTAATGGGTGGTGCTGTAGTTAAACGATAAATACGTTATGAGATATGTTACAGAAAAAATGAGCGACTGGACAGTAGGTACTGGCTACAAGGCGGCAAAAGCCGGCGGTGGTCTTGGGACGGATCGTGCCGAAAAAGCAGTTGATGCGTTCTTAGGAAAAGATGAAAAGAAGAAAAGTCCTGTTTCTGTAAAAAGTAAAAAACCAAATGTTGTCAGAATGGGGAAATACCGCTGGCGCGTTGTTAATTCTAAGGGGAAGACGGTGAAAACATTACCAAGTAAAGATGCTGCATATGATTACATGAGAAAGAATAGCAGCAAATTAGAATCATCTAATGTTAAAGAAGGCCTTGGTGATATGGCTCACAATGCTGAAAAAGATCACGAAGTACAGATGGCTCGTTCGGAATTATATAAGATAGCAAAATATGCAATTAAGCTACACGAGATGATGAAAGCAATGGATCCGCATACTGATTTAGAAAGTTGGGTACAAGCTAAGATAACCAAGTCTGCTGAATTCCTTGATTCTGTTTATCATCATTTAGAATATGAAAATCTTGAAACTAATGCTAGAATGGAAGCTAAGGAAAGAGTTCGTAAGGCATTCGAAGCAGGCGGCGATGAATACAAGGGATCTTTAGAAGAAAGATTGAATTCTATGAATTCAATCGACGAAGCTAAAAAAGATACAATGAACAAATCGTATCTTAAAGGAAAGGGATTAACAGGGGATCCTGATAAGGATCGTGTTAAGAACAGAAATACATTTCATAAGCCTACCAGCTCTATGGCAGATAAAAAGAAAACTGCCAATAAAAAAGCTGCTCGTGGTAAGATTCCAATGGAAACTTCTAATAAAAAATAATGATTGACAAATGATGATATCTCTAGTATATTTAATTATATTACTAGGAGGTATTAAATGTCAAGTCGTACTTATGGTACAGAAGAAAAGGCTAAGCTAGAGCGCTTAGTTAATGAAGGAGTCACTGTGCTCCAAGAAATCGAAGACCTAACCGAAGGTCTAAGTGAAACAATTAAAGCAGTAGCAGAAGAACTAGAAGTTAAACCATCACTCATAAAGAAGGCTATAAAGATTGCGCACAAGCGTGATTGGGATAAGCATCATGATGAGTTTGAAGATTTAGAAACGATTGTAGTAACCGTTGGCAAAGACCAGTAAAACCGTTAAACCAGTTATAGAACACAAAGACAAATTAGGTAAAATTATCAAGGTAGGTGATTTTGTTGCAGCACCTTATGGTACTAGAGATCTTCGTATATGTTCTGTTGAAAGTATTAATCCTAAAATGATTTCTGTTAAACCTGCTTCAACAGAATATCAAAGTTGGAGATCTATTTCAATGAAATATCCAAAAGATCTAATAGTCATAAAGGATATTGAAATAACAAAATATTTTATGACTACCCCATCTAACAGTTAAGGAGAAATATATGTACATTGATGCAATGTTTGATAGAGATGCGGATATTATTCGTGTCGTTGAACGTAAAGAAGGCAAGAGGATATTTAAAGAATATCCTATTAAATATACATTCTATTATAAGGATCCAGCTGGTAAACAACGAAGTGTTTACGGTGATCCAGTAACAAGAATAGTTTGTAAAAATACAAAGGAATTTAGAAAAGAAGTAGCGATCAATAAAAGCAAAACTTTATTTGAAAGCGACATTAATCCTATTTTTCAATGTTTAAGTGAGAATTACCTCACTGCAGATGCACCAGAACTTAATATTGCATTTTTTGATATTGAGACTGACTTTGATCCAGAAAAAGGATTTGCTCAGCCAAGTGATCCATTTATGCCAATCACTGCTATTAGTGTTTGTTTACAATGGATGGATACACTAGTCACCCTTGCTATGCCTCCAAAGGGGCTTAGTATGAAAGATGCAGAAGAGCAAGTTAAAGATTTTCCTAATACCTATCTCTACAGTGACGAAGGTGAAATGTTATCTGCATTTCTTGATCTAATAGAAGATGCCGATATGTTAACTGGTTGGAATAGTGAAGGATATGATATTCCGTATACAGTTAACCGTGTTGCAAGAGTATTAAGTAAGAATGATACTAGAAGATTTTGTTTATGGGATCAACTTCCAAAGAAACGACTCTATGAAAAATACGGTAAAGAAGCAGTAACATTTGATTTAATTGGCAGAGTTCATCTCGATAGTTTAGAATTGTATCGTAAATATAATTATGAAGAAAGACATTCTTATCGGTTGGATGCTATTGGTGAAATTGAAATAGGTGAAAACAAAACAGTATACGAAGGAACACTTGATCAATTATATAATAATGACTTTAAAAAGTTTATTGAATATAACAGACAAGATACTTCGTTGCTTGATAAACTTGATCGTAAACTTCGCTTTATTGATTTGTCAAACGAACTAGCTCATTCTAATACTGTTTTATTGCAAACTACTATGGGAGCAGTTGCAGTTACCGAACAGGCTATCATAAACGAAGCACATGATAGAGGAATGGTAGTTCCTAATCGTCCAGTTGTTGACCGAGAGAATTCAAGTGCAGCCGGAGCATATGTTGCTTATCCAAAGAAAGGCTTGCATATGTGGTTAGCATCAATGGATTTAAATTCACTATATCCATCTGTTATTCGTGCATTGAATATGGCTCCGGAAGCAGTAGTTGGCCAATTACGACCAACCGATACCGATGCTTATATAAAAGAAAAGATGACTTTTGAGAAGAAGTCTTTTGCAGGAGCATGGGAAGGATTGTTTAGTTCTATTGAATACAAACATATGATAGAAAAAAATAGAGGTAAAGATATTACCATCGATTGGGAGAACGGAGATGTTGATGTACTTAGCGGTGCAGAAACCTACGAACTTATATTCAATAGTAACAATCCTTGGATGATTAGTGCTAATGGTACTATTTTTACAAATGAATTCGAAGCTGTCATTCCTGGACTTCTAAAACGTTGGTATTCAGAACGTAAAGAATTACAAGCAAAATTAAAAAAGGCAATTGATGCCAACAATAAAACCGAAATAGCCTTTTGGGACAAGCGTCAGCTTGTTAAGAAGATTAATTTGAATAGCTTATATGGTGCTATCTTAAATCCAGGTTGTAGGTTCTTTGATAAAAGAATTGGTCAATCAACTACACTTACTGGTAGAGGAATTGTTCAACATATGAGTGCAAAGGCAAACGAAGTAATAACAGGAGAATATGACCACGTTGGTAAGGCTGTTATATACGGTGATACCGATTCTGTTTATTTTAGTGCTTATCCTATACTAAAAGACGAAATAGACAATGGTACTATTCCTTGGGAAAAGGAACGTATAATTCAGTTATATGATCAAGTAGCAGAAGAAACAAATAAATCATTTACTAGATTTATGGCTGATGCATATCATTGTCCTAAATCTCGCTCAGGTGTTATTGCAGCAGGTAGAGAAATTGTTGCACAGAGTGGATTGTATATTACTAAGAAAAGATATGCTGCCCTAGTAATTGACGACGACGGTAACAGAAAAGATATAGACGGTCAAATTGGTAAGGTTAAAGCAATGGGATTAGATTTGCGGCGATCAGATACTCCGGTTTTTATGCAAGACTTCCTTAAGGATATTCTACTTATGGTTTTAACAACAAAAGACGAAAACGAAATTTTAAAAAAGATTGAAGATTTTCGTAGTCTATTTAAGGAACGGCCTGGTTGGGAAAAAGGAACTCCCAAACGTGTTAACAACCTAAGTAAATTTCGAGATTTAGAAGAAGAAAAAGGAAAGGCAAATATGCCAGGACACGTTCGTGCATCACTTAATTGGAATACTTTAAAAAGAATGAATAGTGATCGTTACAGCCAAGACATAGTTGATGGAATGAAAGTTATCGTTTGTAAACTAAGGCCAAATCCATTAGGATTTACAAGTGTTGCATTTCCAACAGACGAACTACGCTTACCGCAATGGTTTAAGGATTTACCTTTTGATGACAGAGCAATGGAAAATACTATCATTGATAATAAAATTGATAACTTAATAGGTGTCTTGAATTATGACATCGAATCTACAAAACAAGACACAACATTTGGAAGTTTATTTGATTTTGGAGATTAATCAAAAGATGATTTTTCTTGACAATACGAAAAATTCATAGTAATATAATAAATCATACGGAGAATAATATGAAAGATATACTTAAAGATATTATAGCGCATACACATTCATTGGGGTTCTTATCCCTAGTTAAGGTGACAAACGAAGAAGACAAGACTAAAATTGAAACTATGTCTGAAGATAGAACAGTTATACTAATGGCTGCAACTAAAAATAAGGTTGATGAATTTATTGGTACGTTTGGCATGCCAAACTTAGGACTTCTGGCTTTTCATCTAAAAAATCCAGAATACGAAAAAGATAGTGTTCTTGAAATTAAGACTGATGTTCGAAAGGGAGAAACTATCAATACACATATTCATTTTGAGAATTCAAATGGTGATTTTGAAAATGATTATAGATTTATGAATCAAGCTCACATTGAAGAAAAATTAAAGAATGTGAAGTTTAAGGGAGCAACATGGAACGTTGAACTTGAACCCGCTATTGATTCTATAAGAAGAATGAAGTTACAGGCTGCTGGAAATCCAGATGAATTAATAGTTAATGTTAAAACCGAAGACGGTGCATTAGTAATGACATTTGGTGATGAATCATCACATGCAGGAAAATTTATTTTTCAAAGTAATATAACAGGTGAATTAAAGCACACATGGTCTTGGCCTGTTGCTCAAACCCTTGCTATACTTAGCTTAGATGGTAAGATAACTATGAGATTATCAGATCAGGGCGCAATGAAGATATCTGTTGATAGCGGATTAGCTACATACGATTATATTCTTCCAGCGCAGGCTAAATGATTAACAGAGATTTAACCTCAACACAAAACGATTATGCGTTTTTTCTTCCTGCATTAAGTGGTTTCTATGCCACTTATGTAGGTAAACAACGCTTTGGTGAATATGTAGATAAGACTCGTATACCTTCTAATTTTAACAACGGAGTTGAAAGTCTCAATTACCTAAATAAAAAAGAAGGAGCATTTCATTACAAATGGTCACTTTATTCAGCAGGACATGCTGAATTAGATGTTAATAAGGATTCACCTAAAGAAGATATGATCCGAAATAGAGATCGTGAAAATTCTTGGGTACTTGGTGACAGTGGTGGTTTCCAGATTGGTAAGGGAGTGTGGGAAGGCAATTGGAAGGATCCAAGTTGTCCTAAAGCAATGAAGAAAAGAACAGATGTTCTTAGTTGGATGGACAAATATATGGATTACGGAATGATATTAGATATTCCGGCCTGGGTAGCTCGTTCACCTGCAGGTGCAGCGGCAACAGGTATTAATTCATATCAAGGAGCAGTTGACGCTACTAGAATTAATAATGATTATTTTATTAAGAATAGAAATGGTAATTGTAAATTTCTAAACGTTCTGCAGGGTGAAACATTTCAAGAAGCCGACGATTGGTATTTTCAGATGCGTGATTTTTGTGATCCAAAGAAATATCCAAATGAACATTTTGAAGGATGGTCAATGGGTGGACAAAATATGTGTGATGTCCACCTTGTGTTAAAGCGTTTGATTGCACTTCGTTTTGATGGATATTTAGAAAAGGGTGTTCATGATTTTATGCACTTTTTGGGTACTTCAAAATTAGAATGGGCATGTTTGTTAACAGATATACAGCGTGCAGTTCGAAAACATCATAATGAAAATTATACAATAACATTTGATTGTGCAAGTCCTTTCTTAGCTACTGCTAATGGACAAATTTATTTACAGACTGAAACAGAACCTATGGGTAAATGGACATATCGAATGTTACCAAGTATTGATAACAAAAAATATGCAACTGATCCTCGTGGATTTCGTGATACTGTTTTACAAGATGGTATTTTTGATAAGAAAGATTCAGCCGGCAATGTATTAATAACTAGAGACTTCGTTGATTCTCCTATAACAGATGGATTAGGGGTATCAGACGTGTGTATCTATAAGCCGGGAGACCTAAATAAAATAGGTAAAGAAGGAAGAACTTCTTGGGACAGCTTTTCATATGCTATACAAATGGGACATAATGTTTGGTCTCATATCAATGCAGTACAGGAAGCTAATAGAATGTGTGATTCTGGTACATTTCCACATATGCTAATTGCTTCGAAATTACACGGAAAGAAGTTTCGAACTTATAAGAGAGAATTTTTTCGTGATATAGTTGAAGATATTTTTGCTACAGACGACAGAGAAAAGGCAGAAGCGTTAGTTGAAGAGCATCGTGCATATTGGATGGATATTCCTGGTACACGAGGTGCAATTGGTAAGAAGACCATTAACTCAACAACATTTTTTCATAGTCTTTTTGAAGAAGAAGAAACTGTTACACAAGAAGAAACCTTCACAGAAGAAAATGAAGAGTTATTGGAGAAATTAGAGAATGACCTTGACTAATCGTATAGAATCATTAACTGAAAAACATAATATTCTTGACAAACAAGTGAAAGACGCTTATAATAATAAACTGCCTACAGAAGAAATAAGCAAACTTAAAATCAAAAAATTAGCAATAAAAGATGAATTATTTAAAGTAGAGAAAGAATTACAATGGAAAGACAATACTCAGGAAACGTAACTTCTAATGATGTTTCCACTTTTATAGGTGTTGAAGTAGAACATACTCCTGCTTATGGAATGAAAACATTGTTTCTTACTAAGAAACCACTAGCAGAAGATATATTAGAATATGCTAGAATAAAAGGTTGTGAACACATTTATCTTGGGGCTAATCAATCGTTTAATCCTACTTTACCAAATGGTACAGACGAAGAAATAAAATATTGGACTAATTTAATGAAAGAGCTATCAAAGAGTGAAATGTGGTTTACACTCGATTATGATATTAAATATCACGAGTTTGTAACTGAGTTTTGTTGGGGAGAGTATGATCGTTTTATTCCTCTCATAAGTGTAAAGATACCAAACATTAAATCATTAAATTATAACGCCTGCCTAAAAATAGATGACAGTGACTTTCGTAAATCAAATCCAGGCGTATGGGTTCATCCAATCCATGATTTACAAGACAGACGAGTATTTACAGACTGGTCAAAATATACAAAAGACGAGATAATATCATAATGAAGAATTATTGGTTTAATAAAGAACCAGAAAAGAATAACTTAGATCCAATAAGAAGTATTTGGATTACTTTTAGGAAAGAAGGAATACATTTTTATCCCGGAGCAGACACTAATGCTGCTCTTGCGACCGGAGATGAATATGATGTTAGTTTCTTAGGATACGAACATAGACATTTATTTCATTTTCGTGTTCGAATTGAAGTGTTTCACAACGATAGAGATATTGAATTTATACAATTTAAGCGTTGGTTAGAATCATTATATCAAGAAAAACTTGAATTAAATCATAGGTCTTGCGAAATGATAGCAGATGATTTATATAAGCAAATTAATAAAAGGTACCCCGGTCGCTTTGTAGAAATAGAAGTAGCAGAAGACGGCGAAAATGGTGCCACACTATTTTATCCAAGAAAGGATGAGAATGAAAATTGAACTCGAACGGATATTTGATGATTTAGATCAATTCCGAGATTATTGTCGTTTTAATGGCAAGGTTTTTAATGAGGCAGATCTTTATAAGAATTCTAGTGATAGTTGGAGAGCATACCAGGTTTATACTAGAAGCAAAGGTAGACCACGGCAAACAAGAGATAATAGGTACAAGAGATGACCATTTATATTGTAGATATTGAGGCGGTTGATAATCGCTATACTAAACAATGGAAAGAGTATCTTCCAAAGCAAATACAAAAGAGAACAACTGAAGAAGTAGTTGTAATCTCTGGAGGAGATGTTCCTCAATCTACAACGCCAGGTGCCTTTTTAAACTTTGGCGGAACTAATATCTACAAAAGCAATCAGTTAATGCAAATTGGTGAATTGTTTTGTAATGGTCAAATAAAGAATAATGATTATTTCTTGTACACTGATGCATGGAATCCAACCGTTATACAATTAAAGTATATGGCTTCCTTGCTAGGAATACACATTAAAATTGGTGGGATGTGGCATGCAGGAAGTTATGATCCACAAGATTTCCTTGGTCGATTAATTGGTGACCAACCCTGGATTCGTTCTGCTGAACATTCAATGTTCAGCAGTTACGATCATAACTTCTTTGCAACCGATTACCATATCCAAATGTTTTCTAATGGAATATTTGGATGGGATAATGGTAAAGGATGGGATATAACTGATCCTAAATTAGCAAATGACACTATTGTTCGTGCAGGATGGCCGATGGAATATCTATCAGGATCATTAACACAATATAAAGGAATGCCAAAAGAAAATTTAATTCTTTTCCCCCATCGCATTGCACCCGAAAAACAAGTTGAGATCTTTCGTGATCTCAAACAGCATATGCCAGAATATGAGTTTATTGTTTGTCAAGATCAAACTCTTACAAAGAACGAATATTATAATCTCTTAGGAAGAGCTAAAATAGTTTTTTCTGCTAACCTACAAGAAACACTAGGCATAAGTTGGTATGAAGGACTTCAAGTTAATTGTATTCCAATGGTACCAAATCGTCTTTCATACACTGAAATGGCAATATATGATTTTAAATATCCTTCTAATTGGACTTCTAGTTTTGACAATTATATAGAAAATCAAGAACTGATTAAAAATCAAATTAAAGAATATATAGAGAATTATTCTACATACATTCCTAAAATTGCAATTCAATGTAGGATGTTAGAGCAAGAATTCTTTAATGGAGATAGAATTTACGAGGTAATAAATGAATTCGAGCGATAAGAACTATGACACGGTTTTCAATATAAGTACAGATTTAAATTATTATACCGATTTTAATATGTACTATCAGCCTAGTATGACGATCAATAAAATAAACACATCTGATATCATTTATACTATAAAAACAGGTATAGATGAAAAGGAAATAGATTTTGAAAATTATATGCCTCCACTCGAAAAGATAAAAGAAATGTGTGAACATTATCCTCCATTAGCTTCTCAATATGAAAAATTTAAATTATTGTATATGATGTCAAAAGATGATTACGATGGAAGAAAAGACAGAGGTGAAATATAATGGGATTAACAATTAATCCAATAGCAAGTTCGGGAACAAAAATATCTGATACTATTCGTAATAACTTTGATTCTATTCCAGAAGTGAGAATTAATGGTAATATAAGATGTGATAGAATAGACGCTGATGTACTCTTTTCATCATATCTATCTACAGCAAATATAGAAAACGTAGATGAAGCTATACGCAATTTGCAAGAACGACTATTAATAGTTGAAAGAGATCTTGTAATGGAAGAAAAGTACCCCGAACTTAAAAGAGCAGGTACTCGGTATGTTGAAATTAAAAACAAATACGAAACATTGGAGATTATCAAAGGTGAAAAATAAACAATATTATGACTGGAACGACGTTGACGATGCTTGTAACACTTTTCTCAAACAAATGTTACGAGATGAATGGAAACCTGATTATATTGTTGGTATAACAAGGGGTGGACTTACACTCGCAGTTATGTTGTCTCATATTATCCAAATTCCGTGTCACACTCTTAATGTTAGCCTTAGAAGTAATCCAGACGACGTTGAATCAAATCTTTGGATGGCAGAAGATGCGTTTAATGGAAAAAAAATACTTATAGTAGATGACATAAACGATAAAGGTGCTACTTTTGAATGGATACAAAAAGATTGGAATTCTTCGTGTTGTCCACTTGACGGTAAATGGACCGATGGAACTATATGGGGTGGAAACGTTCGTTTTGCAGTAATGACCGATAACATATCAAGTGGATTTGGTTCTGTTAATTATGTATTTGAAGAGATTGATAAGAACGAAGAAAACGTTTGGTTAGTTTATCCTTGGGAGTCTGAATAATGAAAGTATATTCAATACAAATACCGTTTAGTAAGGATGAAGAAGGCCATGATGATTGGATTTATGTAACAACCGAACATCCAAATGGTATTGTAGGTGATAGAATTGTTGTTACTTACAATTCCGAACAGGAAGCAAAAGAAGCAGGTGCTATTTGGAAAAGATTTCGGGTAATTGAATTTAACACTGTTGCTCCCGAAGAAAAGGCATGGGCTGAACAACAAGTAAAAGATAGTAGGTTTGACGGTTAATTCTTGACAAAACCTAAATAAAGTGTATAATAAAATATACTTACAAGACATCCTCGTCTTTAATAACTCGGAAAGGAAATTTATTGACTATCTCTAATATTATTAAGAATAGAATTTTAAAAGAAGGTAATACATATTGGGCTGGAGATAATATCAGCCAACATATTCAAGAAGGTGAGCTAGAAGAATTAACTGACGAGCTCACAGAAAAATTTGAAGCAGTGCTTGACTCGCTTGTTATAGATCGATTAAATGATCCTAATAGCAAGGACACAGGTAGAAGACTAGCGAAAATGTATATACACGAATTAATGCGTGGAAGATATTATCCAATGCCAGATGCAACTTCGTTCCCAAACGAAGTCGAAGATGGTTATACAGGAATGTTGGTGGTGCGAAGTGAAATTAAATCAGTTTGCTCGCATCACCATCAACCTGTTACAGGTGTTGCTTACATTGGAATTATTGCTGCAGAAACATTGATAGGACTCAGCAAATATACAAGAATTGCACAATGGTGTGCAAGACGTGGTACATTACAAGAAGAATTATGTAATGATATTGCAAAAGAAATAATTTCTGCAACAGGCAGCAATGATGTCGGAGTTTACATACAAGCAACTCACGGATGTTGCGAAAACAGAGGCATAATGGCACATTCTAGTTTGACACAGACTACTGTGCTAAAAGGTGCATTTAAACATGATCCTGCCACAAAGCAAGAATTCTTTGATAACATCAAACTACAACAACAGTGGGCACCAAGATGAAATTAAGATATAGCGAAGCATTTTATTCTATACAAGGTGAAGGTAAGTTTGTTGGAGTGCCTAGTGTATTTCTTCGAACTTTTGGTTGCAATTTTCGATGCAAGAAATTTGGTCTTCCTAAAGATCAAGAAGTTGGAAAATATAATCCAGAAGTAGAACAACTTCTAGAGAATGGTATTGACCAATATGAAAAATTTGAAGACCTTCCGATTATACACACAGGATGTGACACTTATGCTAGTATCTATCCTGAATTTAAACGTTTTATGAAAAATGAAACAGTAAACGACGTAGTTGATAATTTATTGAAATTAACTCCAACCGGCAAATGGTCTTTAGATAATGGACAAGATATACATTTTATTTTAACAGGCGGTGAACCTTTGCTTGGTTGGCAAAAATTGTATGTTGAGTTGTTTAACCATCCTAACATGAAGGATCTAAAAAATGTTACTTTCGAGACTAACACTACACAACATCTTCAATCAAATCTTAAAGAGTTCTTCGGATATCAAGACCACATACGAATTACGTTCTCATGTTCGCCTAAGCTCACAGTTAGCGGCGAATCTTGGAATGCTGCAATACAGCCTGATATTGCTCGTCAATACTTTGATGTTCCTAATAGCGACATGTATTTTAAGTTTGTTGTCGCTAATGACGATGATGTGGAAGATGTTCGTCGTGCTGTTGATGCTTACCGCAAAGCCGGTATTAATTGTCCTGTCTACCTTATGCCGCTGGGTGGAAGAAGTGAAGAATATTATCTCAATAAAGATAGAATCGTTGAAATTGCGATGCAAGAAGGTTGGAGATATACCCCAAGGCTCCATGTCGAAGTCTTCGGAAACGCATGGGGAACATGATGCCAGTATCAAAGCATTTATGTATTCAAAGCAATAGGAAAGTAAATGAAAATATCAACACAAGACTTAGTTAACAAACTTGTTCATATAATGGAAGAGATTAAAACTAAGAAATTTACAAAAGAAGAGTTACAACAGATTGAACAAAAAATTGTTAATCCTCTCGAAGAAATTGTAACAGGATTAGAAAATACATACAAGGATAAATTATGAAATGGTTACGCAAAATCTTTGGCAGTGAAGAAGTCAAAGGTATAAAGACAGAGGAAGATATAAGGCGAGAAGCTTTAGCTAAAGAAAAAGAAACCGCTACAAAAAAAGGCGAAGCTTGGGTAGCTGTTTTAGACACGCACGTAAATCCACACGACATTAAGAATGGATTTTTTGAACTTGACTGGAATAACGAATTTATTGAGCAATTGGTAGATGCCGGTTATAACGGAGAATCAAATGAAGAAATCATCAACGCTTGGTTTGTTACATTGATAACTCAAATGTTAGAAGAAGAAGGTCTCAACGATACTCCGAGAGATGCAGGATATATTAAAATAGTACCAAGTAGTAGAAAAGGCAGAAGCGAAATTTCATGACTTATATTATAGTAGATACCGCCAACTTATTCTTTCGCGCTCGACATGTTGTTAGGGGTGATTTAGATACAAAAATAGGTATGTGTTTTCATATTACCCTCAATGCTATAAGAAAAGCATGGAAGGATTTTGATGGGAAACATGTGGTCTTTTGTTTAGAAGGTCGATCTTGGCGAAAGGATTATTACGAACCTTATAAAAAGAATAGATCAGAAGATAGAGCAGCTATGTCTGCAAAGGAACAAGAAGAAGAAAAACTCTTCTGGGAAGTGTTTGATGAGTTTAAAGATTTTATAAACGAAAAGACAAACTGTACTGTTTTGAGACATCCTAATTTAGAAGCTGATGATCTTATTGCAGGATGGATTCGTGCTCATCCTGATGATAACCATGTTGTACTTTCTACCGATGGTGATTTTGCTCAATTGATATCCCCTACTGTATCACAATACAATGGTGTTACGAATACTACCATTACACACGAAGGATATTTTGACGATAAAGGCAAGCCTATAATCGATAAAAAAACTAAAAAAGAAAAGCCTGCACCTAATCCTAACTGGTTGTTATTTGAAAAGTGCATACGTGGCGACAAGAGTGATAATGTGTTCCCTGCTTATCCCGGCGCACGAAAAAAGGGTACTGCAAAAAAGGTTGGAATGTTAGAAGCTTTTGAAGACAAAAATACAAAAGGATATAACTGGAACAATTTCATGTTGCAACGCTGGACTGATCATAACGATGTAGAACATAGAGTTATAGACGATTATAAAAGAAACGTTGAACTTTGTGATCTTACTGCACAACCGGATCATGTACAAGAAATGATAAACGAAACTATCAGCGAATCTACTAATAATCCAAAGGATGTTAGTCAAGTTGGTATATTATTGGCAAAATTTTGTGCCAAATGGGATCTTCGTCGCGTTAGTGATAACATCCTTACATATAATGAACAATATAGTTCGAGGTATTTAAATGACAATAAATGCAAAATCTCTGCTTAAAGGCAAATTTTGGATCGTTAACGAAAACGATAAGAGCTTAGGTACAATTACAAAAGAAGAAGATAGGTTTGTCTACCAATGTCAAACCGGTACCATTGTGTTTGACAACGAAAGCAAGTTAAAGAAACATTTAGGAAAAATTGTTTGGACTTCAACGGAAGTTGAAGATAAAACTGAAATAAAGATAAATGAAATTTATGGATTTCCTATTAGTACAAAGTCTGCAACCGCAATGTTTGACATAAAAAGAAAGCTTCCTCTCTTTACAAAGAGTGAAAAATCAAAAAGTTTGTATTGTGCTGGTTATTATATAATAAACTTTGACAAAGGATGGGTTAAATCTTTTTGTCCAAAAGTATCAACAATTGAAGGATATGAATACAAAGGTCCTTTTAAGACAGAAATTGAAATGAAAGCAGCGTTGAAGAATGCCAATAGAACCACTTAATACATTACCATTACAACAATACCTGCAACGTGTTAAAACGGCTGATCGTTCAAATGCAAAGGAAGTTAAGCTTTCGATGAACGAAGCCAAAGACCTTGCATTTACAATTGGTCTAGTTATGTCGCGAATGGAAGGTGACTTAGAGAGACTTGTAAAAGAATCAAATGAAACTGCAACTGAAATAATTAAGGTTGAAGTAGGAAGTAAAACAGGATGGTAAAAATACGAATATAAAAATGATAAATATGCGTAGTTAAAGGGGACTACGCAAATGTCAAGACCAAAGCCTACAATATTATTAGAACACACTGACCGAGAAACATACAAAGTAGAACAGATATTAGAAGCAGATGCTATATGGGCAGTCTACTATAAAGGAAAACCTTTCAATTTAAAATCATCTAATATGTTAACCAGTTATCCTGGTCCAAAGTATAAGAAGGTTTCCTTTTCTAATCCAGGACATGCTAGAAATTTAGCTAAAAAGATGAATGATCTTTTTAAAACAACAGAGTTTAGTGTCTATCAACTAGTTGAAGGAATCATGCTTCGAGATGAACTCTGAAACATATACGAAGATTTTTCTTAAAGCCAATAATATAGCAGTTAATGAACCGTCTATAAAAGAACATCACCATAGGTGGTTTAAGAACACACGTCATCGAGAAACTATGGGTGGATTACGTCTGACAGAAGATGGACTTAACATGGTTAGAGATCTTGATTTAAGACTTTATGAAATCCCATTTTATGATAAACTAAAAATGACTACTCAAGTTTTAATATTCCTTGATAAATTTATTGATTGTCCGTATTATGTTAATGAGAGATCTATATATGTAGCAGGAGAGCGAAAGGCAGTAGAATTAACAATGTTTTCAGGAAACCTTCTCAAATACGGTCTAAACAAAGCTATGAAAAAAACATTAGGTGAAAATGTAGACATAGATATCGAAGATATCAATAAAGACACTTGACAACCTTAGAATGTGCTGTTATAATTTTAAAACAATTAAGCACTGACGTTTAAAATTTAAGGAGACACAAATGGCTACAGATATTGATATTAACGTTCGTCAGGTTACCCCTAAGGGTGCCAAGCGAGCAATTCTACGGGCACACCGACGCAAGCGTCCTATCTTCTTGTGGGGTCAGCCAGGTATTGGTAAGTCTGACATTGTTAATCAACTAGGTGACGATCTTAATGCTCATGTCATTGACGTTCGGTTGTCTTTGTGGGAACCAACTGATATTAAGGGTATCCCATATTTTGATCCAGAGATTAAGAAGATGGTATGGGGTTCCCCGGTTGAACTTCCAGATCAAGAACTTGCTTCTCAACACAAGAATATCATCTTGTTTTTAGACGAGATGAATTCAGCTGCACCTTCTGTGCAGGCTGCTGCTTACCAGCTTATTCTTAATCGAAAGGTTGGTACTTACACTTTGCCCGATAATGTTTACATTATTGCAGCAGGTAACCGCGAAGGTGATCGCGGTGTTGTTAACCGTATGCCTGCTCCTCTTGCTAATCGATTCGTTCACATTGAGATGATTTCATCTTATGATGATTGGTTTGAATGGGCTGTTAAGAACGGTGAACATCCAGATGTTATTGGTTACATTACATTTGACAAGGCTTCGTTGAACGATTTCCGTCCTAACAGTGGTCGTTCTTTTGCAACTCCTCGTTCTTGGTCGTTTGTTAGTGAATTGATTTACGACGACGACAACGAAGAGACAACTATGGACCTCGTGAGCGGTTCAATTGGTGAGGGGCTTGCTATTAAATTCATGGGTCACCGTAGGAATTCCGCAGGACTTCCTAACCCAACTGATATCTTGAGCGGGAAGGTAGAGAAGATTTCTACTAAGGAAGTCAGTGCTATGTACTCCTTAACAGTAGCTCTTTGCTACGAACTAAAAGACTCAAACGAGAAAGACGACGAAAAGGTCTTCGCTAAAAAGTTTGATCGCTTCCTAAAGTTTTCCATGGACAACTTTGATACAGAAATGGTTGTTATGGGAGTCAAGATTGCTATGACTCAATACGGTCTAGTAGTAGACGTTGATGAAGCACCGCACTTTGAGAAGTTTCACAATAAGTACGGTAAGTACATCACGGCTGCAAATCGAGCATAAACTAAAAAGACGGGTGTTGAAAAACATCCGTCTTTTCTCTTGATTAATTGCGAAATTTGCTTTATAATTAAATATAAAGTAACAGAGGAGTGTTCTATGACTGTCAATATTAAGAGTTGGAAGCCTAATCCCGATATTACCGAAGCTGAAATTGAAGCAATGCGACCAGAAGTAGTTGATAAGATTATCACGGCGCGGATTGCACTCTTGCTTCGACATCCATTTTTTGGCAATATGTCAACTCGATTGAAAATTCAAGAAGGTGGTGCATTTTGCAATACTGCTGCAACAGACGGTAAAAATCTTTACTATAATGTCGAGTTCTTTAATCAGCTTAGTATTAAGCAGACTGAATTTGTTATCGCACATGAGATTTATCATTGCATGTTTGAACACGGATTGCGTAAAGAAGATCGTGATCACCGAATCTTTAATATTGCATCGGACTATGTAATCAACGGATTGCTCGTTCGTGATAGAATTGGTGACATGGTTGATCAGATTCAAATCTATATTGATAAGAAATATGACAACTGGACTTCTGAAGAAGTATATGATGATATTTTTAATAAGATGGACGACGCCGAACTAGACGCACTTGGTCAATTGCTAGATGATCATCTAGATTGGGAAGACGAAACCGGTAAAGGTGGTGGTCGAATTGATGCAAACGGTCAGCCTCGTTATACCAGAGAAGAATTACGTCGGATCCGAGACGAAATTAAAAAGGATATGATTGCTGCTGCAATGGGAGCAGGTGCTGGAAATACCCCAGCAGGGATACAGCGTATGATCCGTGAGTTAACCGAACCTAAGATAAATTGGAGAGAATTGATTCAACAACAGATCAAAAGTCTTCGAAAGGATGACTTTACGTTTATGCGACCAAGTCGAAAAGGTCAACAGAGCGGTGCTATTCTTCCAGGTAGTGCCAATCAAACTCGTATCGAGGTTGCAATTGGCATTGACATGTCTGGATCTATTGGTGACAAACAAGCTTCTGATTTTATGTCAGAAATAAAAGGCATTGTTGAAGAGTTTCAAGACTACGAAATTGACGTATGGTGTTTTGATACTGCTGTTTATAACCATGATAAGTTTAACGGTGACGACGGTCGTGACATTGGTAGCTATTCTATTAAAGGCGGCGGCGGAACTGATTTTGATGCAAATTGGAGTTTTATGAAAAACAAAGAAATTGCACCTAAATTGTTTATCATGTTTACTGACGGGTATCCTTATAATTCATGGGGTGATCCTGAATACTGTGATACATTGTTTATCATTCATGGTAATTCAAATAAATCTCTGCAAGCACCGTTTGGTGTAACTGCTCATTACGAAGAATAAGATGAAGCTTAAGAAACCTAATCCATTGGATTACTTTGGAGTGAGGAGGGTGCCGGTTGCCCCTCCTCACTTCGAATACGAAATCCTTAATACTGTTATTTTAAAGTATTGGGAATCTAATGTAATTGAATGGATTGAACGTAAACTATCCGGACGTTATTATTTTGATGACACTACTGAAATAATAGATGGTAACATAATCACCACTAAAAAAATAGGATTTGAAAAGCCTAGTGAATTAAGCTACTTCATAATTTCATATCCAAATTAATCTATGTGATAAATAATATGCGTACTAAATGACGCATATTAGGAGGCATAGATGTCAACAAAAGAAACTACAAAAGAGGAACAACCTGTTTCTCAAACTGAAAGCGGAAATCACTCCGACATCAGTATAAAAGACCTAGCTACTATCCGTAGTATAATTGACGTAGCGTCACAACGCGGAGCATTTAAAGCAGGCGAACTTGAATCAGTTGGACAAGTTTATAACAAGATAGATGCAATAATCAATGCACTGACTGCTCAACAAAATGGAGGAGCAGCACAATGAAGCATGTAGGAAGACTAAAAAATAACCGACGTAAGCTAGTAGTGGCTTATCGAGTTATTCCGGGTGATGCTGATAGCTGTCTTGTAGTACAAACTGATAGCTTAAATTCAGATTATCATGATGCGATGATGCGTGTGTTAGAGTCTAACACAGGACAAACGGTATACGAGTTTGCAGAAGCAATGAATCGTTCTACTATTCCTGATGGACGCAATATGCTTCGTGCCTTTCACAAGGAAGGTAAGCTAACAAAGTTGCCAACTAATATAGTTGAAATGATTCCAAACAATCAAACTTCGATTATGTTGAATGAGCTTAACAAACTCATAGCCGAACAAAAAGGTGTAACTGTTGCCGATCTAGCATTAGGTGCGGATCAAGTAAAAAAGAAGGCAGAAGACTCCTCTCCTAAAATGGATGCTAGTCAGTCTGCTGCAGAATATGCAATCAAGCCAGATGGAACAGTTGACGAAGCTATAACAATTGAAGAGAAGCCTTTGTCGGATGAAGACCTTGCTAAGTCTTATCGTTCTCAAGCGGATGCTATGTTTAAAGAGGCACAACGTTTAAGAAAGATGGCTAAAGAGCTATCTGACACAGCCGACACCGTTGAAGAAACGGGCTAATGTCTCGCAAACTGCCTGACGAAGCTATAGAACAATGGCCTGAAGTACTTGCGGATGTAGAAATAAGTGTTATACCCGTTGAGTATCTTCATGCCATTTACGTTACATTTGATGATGGTCGAGTTTGGGAAATTGAATTTGATAATCGAAAACTTAACAAAAACACAGAAGATGTAGCTAGAGCAATCGAAGACGACCTCGAAGAACTTTTTGCAGAATTTGAAGATGTCATCGTACATGTTGATTTTCGTTTAGATACCGAACGCGTTAAAAATGATATAAAACGACGAACTAGGATCTTCATGAAGAAACAGAAATGACATAAATACAAGTAACAAAAAGGTTAACGAGGAGTTCTAAATGGCGCTACGCTTAAGAAGAGGCACCGATGCAGAAAGGCAAATTATTACGCTGGCTGCGGGTGAGCCTTATTATACATCAGATACAAAAAATCTCTATGTTGGTGATGGCACCACTGCAGGAGGAATTCCAGTTGATGCTAACTCACTTCAAAGTATTAATTCATTACAAGATGTAGACACCCAGAGTATATCACCTGTTACAGGATGGGTATTAAAATGGGATGGTTCTAATTGGATACCTGCCGAAGAAACCGCAACAAGCTCGGGTGTTGTTGAAGGATCAAACTATAGAATTAATATAGTTGGAGACGATAGCAGCGTTATAGTTGATACTACTACTAATACTATAATTGGCGATTTATTTGGTGATATTACTGGAAATTTATTTGGTAATGTTATATCAGCAGACGGAAGTACTATCTTAGTTAATGCAGGTGTTGGAACTTTTACAGGTGACCTAACAGGCAATGTGTTTGGGGAGTTGAATGGTAACGTTAACTCTCCAAATATTGGAGCAATGGTTGATGTTACATCCGGAGACATGGTAACCGGAAACATAACTGTCTCTAGAATACTAACTGGTGATAGTACTGTATTTTACGATGCTAATCAAAGAACTGTTTACACAGAAAAAATAAAATCAACAAACGAAATTACGATATTAACTGACCAAGCTCGTTCTGAATTAAGAATCTTATCAGACGACAATCGAAGTATTCTTAAATTATCAAGACAGTCAACCGGTGACATTTCAGGAATTGGTGCATATTATGGTGCTATCTACTTTGAAAGAGAAGATGACGTTAATAATGTAACTACTTCATTAATACTTGGTGGTAACGAACGTATGTTATTTTCTGTTACTAACGACGGAATCGTAGTAGCCGAAGAAACTTTCAATATCACCAATACAGGTATCGGATGGGGTACTGTAAATCCGCAAGCAGGACTTGAAATTGTAGGGGATGCTATAATCTCCGGAACAATTGATGCTGCTTCTTTCCGTGGATCGCTTGTTTCGGATGATTCAACTATAATGATTGATGCAATTAATAATACGATAACATCAGGAGGATACATACAGTTTGGTTCTTATACTACAACTACAAGAGATGAAATAGCTGCTGCAAACGGCATGATAGTTTATAACACCACAACTAATAGATTTAATGGTTATCAAAACAGTGCATGGATTAACTTAGACGATGGTACTGCTGCATAATCAGTCATAAGATGGATGCCAAGTGTATCCATCTACAAGTCCTAAATCCTCTTGTAACCAATCTTCAAAAGTTCCGTCTACTCGCAAAGTGTAACGGAACTTTTTTTCTGCTTCTACACCATGGTAATCTCTATTATTAAAAAAATAACTTCTTTGGTCAAGGTCTAGGTAATGCCGTTCGTTGGCGGTATCATTCCACACAAATGATTTACGTGATTCAACAAAGAATAGATTTATGTTATGATCCCGGTGTGCTATCATAGGACCATCTCTGTGTGTCACTACTTCAGCATGTGGAAATGTTGTAAAGAAAAGTATCCTTCCAATTTGTTTAAAAGGTAAACTGTTTATATACTCAATTAACTTAGGAAAATATTTTGCATCTTCGGTATAATCTTTACTTTCATTTGTCTTATTACCAAAGCTATTATTTAAAAGATACACAGCAAAGAACCACGGAATTGGAGCACCCATTGCAAAATACACATAACGATAAACCGCTTTAACGTTGTTCTTACTAGTACGCCTTAATATTTCCTCAATGTTCTTTGTATGGAAACCAGTTGGATCATACTTTTCTATTTCTCTTAACAACTCAGTCCATGTGTTCAACCCATCATATTTTTCTTGTTCAAAAGGAGGAATCGATCCAGAAAATCCTCCCATTTTCATTGTGTTACATAACGCTAATCCAATGCTACATTCAGCATGTAATTCTTCGTTCATAGAAGTGTCTATGTATTTGTCCATTCCTAAAATAGGAATGTGATTTGTTCCAACACCTTTTAATCCAACTTGTTCAAATTCCCAAGACTTATAATCTAATCCTGCAAAATTTTCATTATATACTTTCATTAATAAATCTCTCTTCAAATTCTTCGTCGCTTATATGATCAAATCCAACAAAGGAAATATCATTATTTGTTAGTTGTCTATATGTTATTTTCTGCCAGCAATCTTTAGTATCGTTTACTCCAACTACATTATAGTATCCATCAAGTAAACTCCATTCTGGTCTTAATTTTGGTAATTCTATTCCTGCGGTATAAACAAACACATTCTTTTTACGTCCGGTATTTTCTTTTGATGCAAACGCAATCAGACCACCGTTTTCTTTACAGCATTCAATCATAGGATCATGCCCATGTGTAAATAACCATCCTAACCTAAAAGGATATCCTGTGTGATGCCTTGCAGATTTTGAACGATAACGAGGATCAACCCAAGTCCTATTTCCTATCCTAAAAAATCCTTCGGGCCACCAGTCTCTTTTATAGACACCATAGAAAGCAACAATATCCAAAGAATTATTTATTGTGATAAAGAAGCCAGAATGGTCATCAACTTTAAGCCTGTCTTTAGCATAATTCCTTATTAATGCATCATCTGCTTGTAAAATTTCATTGCGGTAATTTTCAAAGATCTCTCTCCAATTATCATCTTTTTTTATATCAATAGTTTTATAATCTGTCTGAAGAAAGGAATTCATCTATATCTATCTCATGATTAGTTGGGTTTTCGTCTTTGTCATAATACAAAGAAAGGTTTATACTTAAAACAAAACGACTCTCTTTTCCTTTGTTTACAACTGAATGATATTTGCCGGTGTCAAACCAATAAAAATTTCCATCTTCTGGTATCTGAAATCTTTCACCATTCACCTCCCAAAAAGTTTCTTCATTTGAGAATATCGGTG